TCAGGATTTCGGCGTTGGCGCCGCAGTCATTGTGTCAGCATCCGGCAGCGTCACGAACGACCGCGCCTCGTCCATCGATCGAGCACCGAGCCAGTCGTCATAGTCGGCCGGCTTGATGATCACCACCGACCGCTTCTCACTCCCCGGCTTGTGGAATCGCTTCATCAGCGGATGATGGTCTGCGTTGAGCGTGAGCATCGTAAAAGAGAAGCGCGGGCCGCCGTCGCTCTCCCACTCGCGCCATAGACCGGCAAGCGCAAACGGCTCACCGCTGGCTAGGCCGATGTCCCACCATACCGATTTGCCGGTCTCGTAATTCGGCTCGCGGAAAACCTGTGTCGGGATCAGGCAAAGCTGCTGCTTCTTCCACGCGCTGCTGAAGCTGCGCTTCTCCCCCACCGTCTCGGCGCGCGCGTTCATTGTGTCGAACACCTTCACGCCTGGCGGGATCTTCTCGCGCGGCACCATCCCGAACGACGCCAAGTCAGAGCGCCGCCCCTCGCCGTCCCGGCGAATGATCGGGGCGAAATAGTCCTTGTAGACCTCGTCGCGCCACTCGCCGATCGGCGGCGGCACGCCGTAGTATTCGCTGAACAACTGCCGATCCGGTACCCGGTAGTTTGTGCACATATGGTTCTCCACATCCCAAGGCACAAAGAAAAAATACACACACACCCACAAAAATTCTTGCTTCCGTGAGAAATGTGTGTAGAATTACACACAAGAACAGACGGAGACTGACGATGAATTCATCGAAAATCATCCGGATGCTCGAAGATGATGGTTGGAAGTTAGCGCGAATCACTGGCAGCCACCACCACTTTAAACACCCAACGAAGCCGCTACTTGTGACGGTGCCTCACCCGAAGAAGGATCTGCCAGTTGGGACTGTTAAAAGCATCCTGAAAGCCGCCGGCCTGTAAAGCCGGTGGCTTTTTCACCAACCTTCTGGTGACTTGGATGCGGACAAGGAGTGCACGAAATAAGGAGTATCGCAATGGAATTTCCCATCGCAATTCATAAGGATGATGGGAGTGTCTATGGAGTGACAGTGCCGGATGTTCCGGGCTGCTTCTCCTGGGGCGAAACCATCGACGACGCCATCAGGAATGCAAAGGAAGCAATCAAAGGCCATATCGAAACGTCGCTTGAGTATTCGGAAGATGTGACGTTTTCCTGCTCAGACATCGAGGATTTGGCTAAGCGTGAGGAATTTGCTGGCGCCGTTTGGGCTTTAGCAGATGTCGATGTAACAAAGCTTGATAGCAAACCGGAGCGCATCAACGTTAGCTTCCCGCGCTTCGTCCTTCACAAGATCGATGCTTACGTTGAAAAACGCCATGAGACCCGTAGCGGCTTTCTCGCTCGCGTCGCTTTGGAGGCGCTTGCCCATGAAGCTTGACTAAGAAGATGCCACACCAAGCGCGATGCGGGTTTGGCTTGAATGCAGATCCCACCCCATAGGGGGTGGGATTTTTTTTCCCCAATTCCCTCACCAAAATACTGTGTTTTTATACAGTATCTTATGATAGTTTACCTCCCTCGAAGTCACCCGAGAGAGGTCGCCATGCAAGCCCCCCACACCCCCAGATTTATCGTCGTCCCATTCCGCAAAGGGTCAGGGGGCGACCTGTTGCCTGTTGAGGTGAGGCCGGCCAGCACGAGCGCCGGCGCCGTGCGCGTCGCCCATTCAATGCGCGACCGGCACGCGGGCATAGCAGCCTACGAAGTCCTGCTTGATCCGGAGACTGGGGCGATGGAGTCGCCGAAGGTCCTGTTCCAGCATGGGAGAACTCCGGCACTCGATGAGTACGCCGCGGCGTAATAGCGGTGCGTCATGGATATCAGAATCATCCGCGCTCGCGGCCGCGCTGATTATGCTCGCGCCTTGGGCGAGACTGACCGCGTCGATCAGCGATTCCAGGGTGACACGAGCAAAGGGTTCAACATGATGCCCGGCGACCTGGTCCCGCTTGCGTTCCGAAGCGATAGCGGTGCCCTGAACATCAACGTCGCTCAGTGGGGATTCGCCCCTGACAATGACCTTGGAAAGCGATATGGCCGGCAGCCTTTCGCTCAAGCGGAAACGGCCGCAGACAAGCCCTATTTCAGTGAGGCTTGGCAGCACCATCGATATCTGGTGTGCGCTTGCGGCTGGACGATCGTGATTGGGAAGGGAAATGAGAGAGAGGCTTGGCATGTCCGCCCGCGCAACGGCGAGCCAGTGTTTCTACTCGCTCTCGGCGCACCGGTGTACTGGTCGGCCGTCTCTGGATTCTCTGTGCTGGTAGCCTCGGCTCCAGGCAAACTGGCTGAGCTGACGCCGCGCGTACCGGTCACCCTGGCCGGCGAGCAAGCACGCTTCTGGCTCGCCCCCGGCCTGGCGCCGCGAGAACGAGACATACTCGCTCGTCACACGATGATGGGAAATGCCTTCGAGTGGGCACGGGTCACGCAGCATGTGCTGAACCCGAAAATGGACGGCCCCGCGCTGCTCAAGCGAGCACCTAAGCTGAGCGAGTTCCGCTATGGAGAGAATGCAGATGAGTGGTGGGAGAAGCCGAGCCACAGCGCCTACCCACGAAAACGCTAACTCTAGTGATCTTTTTCCGATGGTTGATCGCTTTGATTATCATTTTTCGTCAGCGCATCGTAGCTGCGCTCGCAGGCAAGTCCAGCGATGTGGGCAGCGTCAGCGCCAATGCGACGCACCGGCGAGCCGAACGCCCCAGTACATGAGCCACTGGCGCCAGACCGGCACGCAAGTGACGGCGGAAGCTTCACGAAGCACCTTGTCAGCCACCGCCCTCGACACAGGCTTTGCAGTGTAGAGCCAATCGTGCACCGCTGCGGCCTCATTCGACGTGCCGCCGGCCAGCCAGTACACGACGGGCAGCCGAGGCACCGACGCGAGATCAGTGACGAATCCGCGCGGCACGACGAAGGTCTGATCTGCCACGTCAGACTGATACACGAGCGCCCGCACGAGCCGCCACCGGCCGTCATCGCAATCGGTGGCGTTTTCCATCACCAGTCGGGTCAGGAACCGGCTCATTTCGCTGCGTCGGTCGATTGATCCGATGGCCAAGCGGCGATTGAAGCCGCCAGCAGGATCTGCGCAGTGGTCACGCCCAGCACGATGCGATCCTGGTCTTGCGCGGACAGCGGCGACGCCTTCACCACCGTGACGATTGCCGGCAGGCCTGCACTCGCAAGCGTTTGCAGGTTGACGGCGTCGACCGTCGAGCCCGCCGCACAAACAGCGCTCACGACAGGCTGCGCATCGGCAAGCGCGTGCAGCGCAGCATCGCTCATGCCGCTGACTTGCTGTAGCGACGTGATAGCCACTTCAACCGGCGGGCACACCCGTGCGGCAACTTGCGTCGGGGTTGGCACCGACTGGCTCGTCGTAGAACAAGCCGTTACGGCGAACGAAAGCACGGCCGCGCACGCGGCCAGAATGGCGAAACGCTTCATGGTGATTTCCTTACGGGGTGGTGAGTCGAACGGCGGTGGCCGCCGCGCTCGCGACGGCTGCTGAGATGCTAGAAGCGATGCCGCCACCGGCGGTAATCGGCGCACTGGCTGATACGCCCGTCTCGGCAAAGTCAAGGGTGAATCCTTCGGGGGTGTTGGTCACACGCACGGTGACTGCGCCGACGTCCTTGCTACTCGAGACGGATGCCTTGCAGCAGATCAGTTGTCCCGCAGCGTCATAGAATGGCTGCACCTCGTAGCGTGCAGTGCCGACACACGCGGCTAGGACAACGCTGGCTGCGCATGCAAACGCCGAGCGGATCACTGCGGCGTGCCCGAGGGCGGTGTCTGATCGGTCTGCGGCTTGCCTGCGCCAACATGCACGGCGCCAAGCGTCGCCAAGGCAGCACCGATTGCAGTGATGAAGCCATCGACAGGCGTCTTCCCGGCATATGCAAAGAGCCCCCAAGCGGCAAGCAGCGCGGCATAGCACAGGACTTTGGTGCGAGTGTTCATTTCGTCGTTTCCTTATCGTGGTGGTGGATGACCTCGCTCGGAGTGAACTGATATCCCTCGACGGCGTATTTCTGTGCGAGCAGCAGCGGAAGCGGCAGCATGTGAATGCCCACCCCCTTGCCGATGTGATGCTCTTTACAGAGCAACATCCCGTTGACGGTCATGTCGTCGACAAACCGGTACGGATCGAAGGGTTGGGCAGCCAAAAACCCGTCCCAATCGAATGCACGGGCACGCTCGCCCCAGATACCCGCTCGGCAGTCCTCAGCGAAGCGCGGCCAGTCGATCATGTTCGCGGTGCTGCGCTCGATCGGATGGTGATGCGCCTCAAGCGGATGCCCGGTGTCGTGATCAGTACCGCCGCAGACGAAGCAGCAGCCACCCTCGCGCTCGATGAGCGCGTGACGCGTACGCGTGAATAGAGGCGTGGTTGTGCGTGGCTCGTGCCCCGGAAGCAGCACGTCGACAACGAGCGTCTCACGCTCATCGTGGGTTTTGGTTACGTCAGTCATAGGCCCCCAAGAAGCAAAAAGGCCGCCCGAAGGCGGCCAGCGACGATGTGGTTCATCAGTTTCGGTCCCCAAGAAACTGCCGCCCTTTTCGCTTGAGAGCCCCTTCAATGAATTGAGCACCAACCACGCCGAGCGCACTGCCAATCCCGTACAGCGCCAGCGGCGGAATGTCCGGAATTTGGATCAGCACCACGCCAGCAATCATTGATGCGCCGGCGCCCAAGATCGAGCGGCCAACCATCAGGCGGATCGTCAGCACCTCATCGCTGACCAGCAATTTTCCGAGTCCCATGAGAGCCCCCAACAGAGCCAGCCCCGCAAAACCCCACAGTGTTTTTTCGTCGCCCATCGATCCCCCCGGATTTAGGCTGCAATGACGCCGCCTGCGCGCCGGTAGGCGTCAAGCAACAAGTCGAGAGAATTTTCGTGTTGGCCGTATCCAGCGCCGGGGAGGCTCGCCCAGCGGCTCGCGCATTTTGCGATGGCCGTTGAGGTCCGCCCCGCAACGATATCCGGCATAGCACCGCACTCGCGGATGAGACGAAGTGCAATCAAATCTTGGCTGCGCGGCGAGAAGTCGGGCAGTTTTAATAGCGGCCGGTAACTATCGAATATCCACGCCAGTATCTGATATCGCCCCGCCGCCGTAGATTGCAGCGGTTTGCCGGTTCTCGCGTCGATCTTCGGCTTCCCGTTCTTGTCGAGAATTGTCACCTTGATGCGTGGATGGTCTTGGTAGTTGGTGAACAACGTCGGCTTAGACTGGCTGCCCCCGACGATGATGTTGTAACCATCATCGGAGTTGGCCATCGCAAGCCGGCCCAGCTCGCTCACGGCGAGCGTGTCCAGGAAGGCGAGCGCGTTCCTGCCGCCAGCGCTGGCAGCATCGATTTGTGGCATCGGGAAACCTCAGAGGGAGGCGTTAGCCCCAGTTGATAGCCTGTACGGCGTCGATGGATGTAGCCGAGGCGATCGCTTTCTTCAACTCTGCGCGCTTCTGAAAGGCAGCCCAACCATTGGCTAACATGGCTGTATAGAGCCCTTCAAGATCCTGTAATGAAAAGCTGACTAACGTGTTGTCTTCAGCTTTCCAGAAAAACCCTGTCGGCACTGAGCCCGCAAGCGAGTATCCCTGCACGGCCTGCATCAGAATCAACTGACTATCCGAGTCCGCCTGATAAGTCTGTGACACCCCGGCTGAGGTCTTGAACGTTACGCTGGACGTCGAGGCGAGGACATATGAAGCATCGATCGCAGCGCACTGCAGCACCTTTGCCTGCGCCAGCAGCTCTTCCGAAGTCGCCGCGGCAGGTGCCACGAGTACACCATTCACGACCGTATGGCCACGAGAAGTGAGACATTCTTGCCATTGTGCGTCGGTGATCTCCATCACATTTTCGATACCTACAGGCACCGGGCTATCGACGCTATCGTAATAGGCGGTGATAACGCCTTGCGCGTCATATGCTGCGTACTTTTGGCCCAAAATTCGCTCCAAAAATTAATATCCAATGGCGATTGCGGTAAAGCCCGTGAATGCCGCAATCGCGCTGTAGCAATAAACTCTGAACTTTGCAGTGGTTGTCGCAATGGGATTCCATTGCACTACACCGTCGTTCTGAGATGTGCTGTTCTCCCCATTCCCAACTATTACGGACAACACGCCGTTTGGAAATGCGATGGGGAAATTGATATCCAGCGTTTGCTGCCCGCTTCCAGGAAAGCTATAGGACGAACCAGTCCACTGAATAATTAACCCGTTGGGCAGTTTCGTATACCCATTGGGAGCGATCGACGCCCCCATCATTCCGCCATAGACAAGTTGCGATGAGCCATCAATCAAGGCCCATCCAGAAACCGCATTCGACGACTCAAGTACGGCGGTTGCGCCGTTGCTCATTGACAATGACGTAATAGAGGCACTGTTCGGATAAATCTGGTCCGGTACTGCTCGTTGAATGGTCACAGCTGCGGATGCCGTGCAAATGAACGTGATCGACTCGCCATCCGGCAGCGCAGATCTTGCTGGTAGCGTTATGGTGTATCCGCCCGCTCCGCCGAGTACTACGATTTTCCCTGCATAGCTCGCGTCAAGCGTGGTTGCGGCAGAAAGAGGCACGGACGCCGCATGTCGGAACCCAGCGGATTTTACGCCGGCAGTCGTTGCGAACTTGGCACTGTTGTCGAACTGCGGAGGCGTTGAGCCATACGACCCGGCACCAAGCTGCTGGGCACCTCCCGTGCATTCAATGAGAACCCATGCGCCGTTTCCGCTGTTCAGGTTAGACGCGACCACGTAGACCAGAGTAGCGACGCCCTTCGCCGGCAACTCACCACCTTGCAGTTGTGCGTTCGCCATGCCCAGAATTGGTTTGGCGGCAAGGCCGTCCGGCGCGTACGTCGCAGCACCGGTGTTGGCATTCGCGATGCTCACCACTTGAACGAAGCCACTGGCTGGAAGTGCCGTCAGCGCCGGCGTGTTAGATGCCGCATAGGCGTTGGCAGTACCGACATCTACAAGGACCGTTTTGGTTTGTACTAGCCTGCGAATTGCCGCGACGACCTGCGTATTATTGTTGCGATCCGCAGCGATACCGCCTGCTGCAAGCACACCCATCAGTTCTTCCTGAATCGCATTCCAAGCGTACGCTGGCAACCGAGTTGCCGGCGTATTCGTTGCCGGATTTCCGCTCGTGGCTTGGCCCGGTGTCCCCGTCGCTGGCGCGGTATCGCCGCTACCTACCGGGACCGTATATTGCGCTATCAATCGATCCATATTGATGTGGTCAGTTGTAGTTGAAGAGGGGAATGGTGTGAGCAGGCGCGTACGCCGATATCTCACATTGAAGAACGTTGTTATTCCAAGATGCAAACGGCTCGCCAAAAACGCTGGTGTCAAATGCGAAATAGCGAATCGAATATGACGGGGCGTTCACCTGCCAAGCAAAAGCCCAATCCGGCCCGTTCAACGCATCGCCAAATGACGCCTGTCCGAAGACGAACGGCGAAAACTGCGTGATAGTGACGGAGTAGCCGAGATTCGTGGCCAGTTGGATGAAATATGCGACGGACTGTCCACCAACAGCAGCAAGTCGAGCCACTGCTTGGGCGCGACGCGCTTCTATCGTCGGTGCCACTCCCGCACACGGGTCCGGCAACCCAAGTGTTTTCTCCCACTCAGGAAGAAGCTCGAACGCCGTACCGGGAAACGAATCGATCAGCAGGTTATTGGCCCGCGCAGTGTTCTGCGCATAGATCGAACTTAGTCCGCGGATTACCTTCGTTTGAAGCGCATCAGGGTCCCGAGGCCAGACTGCGCCGCGAGGCATGAGCCCTTGGAACGCGTGCAGATAATCATCTGTCGACAGTGATGGAGCAAGCATCGCCTTCCTTACGGATATGTAATTGTCCCGAGAGTCGGAAGCTGACCAGTCGTATTGGTGATGTTGCCAACAGGGCTAGTAATCACGGATCCACTTGTTCCCGAGATCGACCCGATCGCCGAATTGATATCCAACATATCGATCGTTCCGCCAGGAGCGCCGTTTGCACGGAACACTCCGGCGATAGCCGCCGAGATTGCGGACTTAATCGCGTCAGATGCCCCCGACAGGCCCGTGATCGTGAAGTTGATGGCATTGGCAATCGGCGAGCAGACATAAACAAGCGCAGTCACTGGCTGCAGCGGAAAGATCGCATTTGCTACGGTGAGCTGATCGCCCATCGCGACGACGCCCCTGGACTGCTCCCCTGTTGCCACTCCGTCGGCTCCTTGCGGGAAACCGCCATGGGCCGCCTGGGCATCATCGAGCATCACGTACACAACAACGGTGCCTGCACCGAAGCCGTTTCTAACCACCCACGCGCGAGTCACGCCAGGCACATCGAGCGCCCACGTCGAATAGTCACCGGCGGCGCCTCCTTGGGGCGTCGCTTGATAGGCGCTCATCACGCGCTCGCTGAAGTCGTCTTCCTCTTCGGCATCGGCCCCGCCGGTGAATGCGGCAGCAGCAGCCCCGCTGCTTTGCACCCCAGGAATGGCGACTCCAAGCGTGACGACAGTTCCGGCATCGCAGTTGCCTGCCGCACCAAGCTGATCAGCGACGAAAGAAACGGTGGCAACTCCATTCGCCTGAACGGCAGCATCCGCTTGCGAGGTATAGGTAACCCCGTCTCCCCGCGCGCCAGACGAGCCCGCAGGAATCACCGTGCCCGGCACCCCCGAGAACGGGACGACTCCTGACGCCGCGGTGGGCGATTTCTGGAACGTGTTGCGCAACGCCCCCCACCCCGCTAGATACTCGCCTGTGGAAGTCCACGGAACCGCCTGTTTGGCGATGTAGTCGATGTATCCGTAATGAAGGTGCGCTAGGCCAGCTTGAACTCGACCAGTGATCTTCAGGTTTGCAAATCGAAGCAACGGATCGGAACCGGATACATTGGACGCGATGTCGGATGCAACCTGCTGTTGAAGCTCAGTTAGTGTGGGTCGTTGGTACGGCATCAGTCATTCCCCTGCCAAGCCCATGTGAAGGTGTTCGGCACAATTGAGCCGTCCTGCTTGTAAGCCGTGATCTGGGCGCCCAACTGGCCCCGCTTGATCCACGAGACGTTTATGTCGAAACGGGCCACAACCTTGTCGTCGATCATCCATTGGATGGCTTCTACGATGTAGTCATATGCCCGCTGCAGCGTTTCTTTGGTCTGCTTCTCTCGGAAGATGAGCCACATTCGAGAGCCGATCGGGCCGGCGGCGACGTCATCCCCCCACCAGCCGCGCGGGTCGGTCGTGCCGTCGGGAATGATGTCGTCCAGATCCGCCATTCGATCGGTAAAGAGACTGATCAGGAGCGCCGTTGTGACGTCGTTTCCCGTCTCGAGTGCTGCGCCGGCGAGAATCCAGTCACCGCGGTTCGCAGCAGAGTCCCAAACGGTTGAGGTATCCATGCGCACCAAACAAAAAAGCCTCCGCGAGGGAGGCTTGTGGGTCAATATAGGCAGCGTTCACTGATGTTGATTTGGCGGATCGCTCGTTACGCTCGACGAACCGCCCTGCACGCCCTTGACCGGGTGCGTATGCTCGTTCGAAATCTGCCGCATATCCGCAAGCGTGTGGGGATTGCTCGCGAAGTTGTCTTGCATGTCGCCACTCGATTTCACCAGCGGCGTATCAAACTCGACACCGGCCGGCGCCACAAGCTTGAACTTGCCGGTGCAGTTCCAGGTGACATCCGATGCACTGTTGACCACGACAGGCTGCCCCTTAGCTTCGACCACGATCCCACCGTCCGCCGTCAGATAGACAGACTTCCCGTCCTGGCTGTGTAGGATCGACTCGCCAGGGCTCAGGTCGCGAGGGCGCGACGCCTGGTGACAAGTCCCAATGACAATACCCTTCGAACGGTCTCCACCAAGGAACGCAACCACGCCGTCGGAACCGTCCGGCGGGTTCGAAGAGAAGCCGAACTCTGCGATGCGCGGCGATCCATCCCGCACCTCCGTCGAACTGAGCGCAATCTGTACAACCTGGACCCCACCAGAGTCATTCACCGCTGATATCAGTGCGCGCGCAAATGCAGTTAGCGCTCGGCGAACTACTCTCTGTACCGGCCCCACATCAAGGTCTCGTGTCATCGCAAGGGTACCGTTCCAATGAGATCGCCGTATTGCGGGTAGAGCAAGATCGGCTTTGGCTCAAATGCCTCGGGCGGCATCAACGTCAATTGAGCATGGGTTCCAGATTCGTCGAGGCTATAGGTCACCTCGGCAATCATTAGGCGCTGCGGCACGGTGCCGGCTTGGTCACCAGATACCTTCAGGCTAGGAATCAGCACGTCGATTAGCTTGTTCGGCTCCCACAGGTTTCCCGCCACATCACGCCAATTGTCGACTGTGACATGAATTACTTCTGCGCGGCCTCTCCTCCAAGCCACCTCCCACAGTGCCCGCTGCTTGCCAACTTCCCATCCAAGTTCGCCAGCCTCAGCAAAGATGACGCGCTCACGGCGACGAGGAACGTTAGGGTCGGTAGCTGTGAAATGAGGGGCAGTGATCGACGTCAGATCCTGCATATTGTTCGTGCCGGTCAGCAACGCCGTTACATGCGAGAAGCGCTGATCCATCGATCGCTCGGCGGTTGCTGCCTCGATGTTGATGCCCTCCTGAACGCCACTCGCCATCACCTCTGTGCCGGCGCGCGCAAGCACCATGTTGCCTCCTCGGTCTTCGTAGACCAGCAGGGCACTGTAGCGCGAGGTACGCTCAACGACCTCATACGTGGACTCGCCAGGGATGATGTTGATCTGCGGGATCATCAACAGCCCCTCCACATCACAACTCACATCAATGTCGTAGACAGCGGCGAGTTTCTTGGCCATCGTGTACGCATTGACGTTGCTCATCTGCCCGTTCGGCCAAACGGCGGCGCAGTCCAGAAGGTCCTGGCACTTACCGCGACCGGTCACGCGGATGTCGTGTGACTCGGCGGAGATACTCGGCACGACGCGATCCACGTAGCCCGTGATGATGCTCTCACCGCCGATCTGCAAAACACATTTGTCGCCAGGCGAAGCAACTACATCTTGCGCTTGCCCCGGAAACAGTTCAGTCATCTCAAGCTCAAAGTCTCCAGGAAAGCGCTCAATGCCTCTGGTGACGCGCAGCCTTGTCCATCCGGACAACCGAGCCTCGTCAATCGAAAGTGTAATATTGTCGTTCGTCATATGCGGAATACTGAATCATGAGATTACAGATCGGTGCTTTTTCCGTCGGCCTATTTGCACTCTGTGCACACGCCGAACCGGTGTATCAGATCAAGTCCGAGGGCGCTATTGCATGCGAGTCGGCTGAGGCCCTGCACACCGCAATCACGTCTCAGAATGGGCAGCTTCCACAGTCATGCACTAGACTTGAGGCGGGTTACGCGTTTGAGGCAATCAATAGGTCAGATACGTACGTACCAAAATCAGAGACGGAACCGATCCTTGGCCTGATCTACGGGCGTCCAATTGCGACTGCGAACGAACGGAGTAGCGCATCCTATTTCAAGGTGCTTCGATCGGCCGCAGAGCCTGTCCTAGACGACAAGGGCAAAGTCGTCATGGCCAAATGCGACTACCCCCAGACCTTTGTGACGAACAAGCTACTTGCCGCCCCAGATGGAAAGCTCTATCTGAAGCAAGGCAAGGTGACTATCAAATGCGTGAACGGGGAAATGCGGCAGATCTACCAGCCGCTCAACTAAAAGCTGGCGGCTGGGTTCCGAGAAACCGAATCAGGCCGCTGCCCGACTTTCAATCCGGAACGGACTGAGCTGAGTCAGTCGCTCGGCTGCCACCGCGATGATTCTCGGAAGCAGGCGTTCGGAAATGATTCCAGGCTCACGGATGAGCCCCACGATCTGATTCTCCGTGAGGATGTACGCGTCTCGGCTGATGAGTTTGAGGCGCCAACGATCGTCGTCGTAGCTGAGCAACCAGCGATCACCCGACAGGATTTGGCGAAGCGCATCGAGAGCGTCCATTTGCTCAATCACCGCAATAAGGTCTGCTTCGCCCTTCGGCTCAGCATCAAGCACTTCCCACTCGGCCGCAGTTCGCGTCACGATGCTCACAGCCTCCGTGAATTCCGATTGCGGAATTTGCCGGTATGCAACCTTGAAGTGGGCTTTCAGCTTCGACCAGACCCGCGTTGCAGCCGCACCCTGCTTCATCTTCGGCAGGCGCTCAACGTGAGTCTTGACCATCAAGCGAAGCACCTCCTGCTGTTCGCCCGTCAGCACATCATCCGGATTGACCGCGAACGCCATGCGTTCGTTGATGGCAACACCTTCGGTCCAGTATTTCCAAAGGACGTCGTCGCACTCGGCTTGGTATTCAACAACGCGCTCACGAAGCTCGGGGCGAACTTTCCCGACATTGATCGAGTGAAGCCAGCCCGGAAGTTTCTTGACCGGGAGGCTAGACATGAGACGTTGCTTCCCATCACCAGCAACTATGGTGATTTCCACCATAGTTGAACCGAATCGCTGCTTCATCTTGACGTGCTGGCTCTTCCAATCGAGCCCCATGCCTTCCACAATCGGCTTCATCGGCGTGTACGGCTGCCCATCGTGTTCGACGAGCAACAGGTCCGTTCCGTGAAACGGCACCGAAATTTGGCGTTTCACGGCCTGAGTGCTATTCTTGTTCATGATCTGTGTTCCTTCCTCAAGGGGTTCACTGCGTCACCAACGCCTGACCGGTTGCCGCCGGTTGGGCGTTTTCTTTTGATCGACCCGCAACGAGTCGAGACAGAATCTCTGCCGTGAGGCTGCGGAAATTCTTTGCGGCATCCTGTTCGAGTTCTCTCTTCAAATCTTCCGGCATCCTGATATTCACCTGCGGCATTGCGCGAGCGCCACGCATCAGCACCTCCAATTTGTATACACCGGCACACTACCGGCAAGCACATCCTAGATTCTAATTGACTCAGAGTCAATTAGATTCTTTGAATCTTTCTGACTCTAGTTCGATAATTGATACATGAGCGAGAAATCCCAACTCCCCCCTTACCCGTTCCGCATGCCGCCCGAGCTCCGGGAGCAGGTGGAGGAATCTGCGCGAGCGAACAACCGCTCTCTGAACTCGGAGCTGATCGATCGCATCCAAAAATCGTTTTCCCAGGTCCAATGGGAAAAACTTGACGACCCCGATCTTTCTCGCGTAGAGATTTCCAACTTTACGAAGATGGAGATTGACGACTATGCGAAGAAGTACAAGCTGTCATTCGAAGAGGCGCTCGCAAAGATCGTCGCTGCGGGTACCGACCCGAACGCACCGTTCGTGATGTATGTGCGCGTGCCGGAGCGCGCGACGCTGCAAGAAGTGCGACAAATCATGCTTGAGGCAAAGTCACACGCCCCAGACGATGCAACGGTCTACTTCGACTCGTACCGCAAGCAAAAATAGCCCGGCGCATTGGGCGGTATACGATATCCAGGTTGAACACAGAAAGCCCCGGCTGCTGCTAACAGTCCGGGGCTTTCGCTCTTTTGCGGTTTGCTACTCGGCCAACGCCTTGAAACTCGTCGGCAAAAATGCTGGATGAACCGGATTTGCTTGGCTCACCAACTCACCTTCCCGACCGACGTCTCTATAGATACGATTGGCCAGCGCCAACGCGGGAATCGGCCCGCTGAACTGGAACGTCGTTACTGCCGCCAGTCCCTGCCCCCGACTGTCGAAGTCGGTCACCACTGCTTGTCGAAGCGTTCGCAGCGACGCATAGACGTCGTCCTCGCCCTGATCGGCCGCGACTTGAATTTCGGCGTCGATCAGCGCAACGACGGTGTCCCGGACACCAATGGCATCGTCGGCCGAGGCCGGCTGATACGCCGTCGAACTCGTCGCAACCTGAGCGATCGCAGAACGGCGCAGCAAATCGCCCGCTGCACTGCTCATTACTGCTTGGGCAGCCGCAATTGGTGAGCCCGACGCCACTGACGGGGGCGTGTATTTCGCCAGCGGCGTAAGCAACCTGATTGCGTCCGCCGGCGAGGCAGCCGTGTTCGCGGTCGCCGACATTAGTGCCTGCGCAGCGGCGCTAAATCCTGCCGGATTCGTCCCTGCGCTTACGGCAGCGGTTGATAGCGCCGCCCCGGCGACAGCGACGTTTGCGACGTTCTGCGTATCCTGCGCAAGGAGACTCGCGACCGTGGCCGTCTTGGGGGCTTTCCCGTTGGCCCCAGCGTACCCCGTATTGCTGCCGCCGAAGAGGCGGCCGAAGTTTCCGGACAACGTGGAAATCGAATTGAAGAATCGACGTACGCTATGCACCAAACCGTTCACAGCTTGATAGAACGCAACGGCAACGCCAACGGCTGTGCGAATGACCGCGACACCCGCTTTGATCGCATCGAGCGTTCGGCTGACGAAGCTCAGCAGCGACGAAGCCGTCAAGCCCGAAGCCGCACCACTCACAGCGTCTTTCGTCGCAGACTGCGCGCTCGGATACAACCGATCGCCGCCGAGAATGAACGTCAGTCGCAACTCGACAACGCGGCCGCGATCCCAGGACGTGCCAATCTCGGCCTCGGTGCAATTCGCCTTGATCTCGCCCCAAGTCGGATGGACCAGTTTGCCGATGCCGGGCGGCTTCGTATTGCCTACGGATCCACCGCGAATCACGTTCAGCAGATTGATCTTCTGGGTTGTGACGTCGCCACCGCCGTAGATCAGGCTGTTTTCGACTAAAAACCCTGTCACCTGAAGGACATTCGTCTTCAGCCCGTTGTCTTCAATCCATGGCCTCGTTTCCTTCTTCGGGTAAGAGTGGACGACGACGTTGCGGCCAAAGACGCCGCTCTCAGACAGAACAGCGAACGGTACCCCGTTGTAGCTTGCCTTCCGGAGCTTGTCCGCATAGTCCCCACTGCCGAACAGGCTCATCAAGCTTTGCGCCGATGACGCAATACCCTTAGCGGCCGAGGCAATCCCACCAATGCTGCCCGCAACGTTCACCACGTCAGCTACGCTCACGCCATCTCCCCGATTGCTCGATTGCCGACGCTAGCCGTCCCGGTCACGTTACCTTGAGACCGCACCTTCGCCGAGGCTGGCCGGCCATCCTGATGAATCACAACATCGACGTGGACACGCCCACCGTCGGCCGACACAGGCGACGGTGACTGTCCCGGCAGGTTGGCGGCGGCAATGCGCGGCGAGTTGCTATACAGTCCCGTGCCGCCCATCCGCGCCTGCACTTGCTCCACGTAGTTGCGGGTCTCCTTGGGAGCGTTCTCCAAGCCCTTGCGCTGCACGTTGCCTTGGCCCCAGTTGTACCCCGCAAGGGCCTTGCTGAGATCTCCGCCGTTTTGCTTAAGCAGATCCCGGTACATCTGAGCTGCGGCCGTGGCAGACTTCGACAGGTCATTTGGATCATCGAGCCCGTATTGCTTGGCCGTCGCATCCATGAACTGGAAGTGCCCCTTCGCGCCTGCGGACGAGAGCATGTTCGTGCCGCGGCCCGACTCCTGCGCCCATACGCTATCTAGCAGCCCCTTGGGCAGGCCGTACTGTGTCTCGAGCCGTGAAAAGAGTGCGTCTGATTCAGCACTCGATTTCCCTGCGCCCGACTGAATTCGAAGGCCTGCGGCGATGTCTGCATTCGACTTGCCAGTAAGGCGATCCCACCCGGCCCCCAGAAAACTCATAGCCGGTAGGCTGGCAGACGCGGCCCACCAGTTTCCGGCAGCTACATCGCTCGCGCCTTTTGCGGAATTCGTATCGGGAAGGCCCGCCGCCTTGGCAATTTTCAGGGCGCCCCATGCCGCAACACCGGCGGCCCCGAGAGTTCCAAGCGCTGCGACTGCCCCCGGCACGGCGACCGTCGCAAGCGAAGTGAGATTGCCGATTATCGAGACGATGCCCGCGATCGGGGCGGCGAATGTGATGGCCGCAAGCGCGACCGCGACACCCTTCACACCGCCTATCGCATCAACAAAGTCTGATACCTGTTTGGCTGTTTTTTCCCAATCGACCTGCTCTAGCCATTTGGCAAAGCGTTCGACGTACTCCGCGACCTTAGTTGCGGCAACAGCGCCGTACTGATCCACCAGGCGCTGGACGACCGCAATAGTCCGCTCCAGAGCCGGCGCCATGGCCTCGCCGAACGAGTACTTGAGCTTCGTGCCGGAGGCCTCAAGCTGGATCATCTGCTCGTTGTACGCAGCCGCCCGCTTCAGTTGTTCGTCACTCAGGACGAGCCCCATGTCCTTCGCTTTCTTAACGAACGCATCGATTCCAGACTCGCCCTTCTGGAGCATGGGTAGCAACGATCCGACGCCGAACACGTCAGCAATCAACGCCTGTGTCTGGACGTTGCCTTTCTGCTTCACGATCGCGTTCGCGACGTCCTTGAGCGCGCGAGTGGCGTCCACAGCGCCGTCTTTCGTACGATGAAGGCTGATGCCGAACTTCTGCATCATCACGAAAGCGTCCTGATTTCGGCCGTAGGTAGCGTCTTCGATGGTCTTGCCGAGCGACTTGAGCGAACCAGTCATCTCATCTGCCGACAAACCAGCGAGCTTCGCCGCTCCTCGGTAGGCCTGCAGGTCTGCAGTCGAGACGCCGATGGCCGAAGACGTCTTCAAAACCTCTGCGCCCATCTTGCCCCACTCGTTCGTCATCAGGGCAATCCCTGCGATCGAGCCGAGTCCTGCGATGCCTGCGAGCGGCGCAACAATTCCCAGAAGGCTACGGCCCGCATCAGCGGCGGCATAACCGATACGACGGATACCGCGCGCAACCTTCGTCACACCGGTTTCGTCGCCCAATGCCTTGAGCGAGCGGCCGACATCGGCGAATGGCTTGCGAAGCGACGCGGCAGCGTCATTCATCTTTTTGGATGACGCAGTCACCCGATCAATCGGCTTCGTGATCCGCTGCATCGACGCTTCAATCTTCTTCGCCACCGCCGACGCCCTGTCGGCAGCCGTGATGGTGATCTGATACGCATTGCCCGCCATCAGACCTCCTTCATGGTTTGTCGAATGCGTTTAGCCTGGTCTCTCCACCAAGCCAGCTTTGAAAGCGATAGGCGCTCCGCGTCGAGCGGGCTCCAACGGAAAAAATATGTGACGTCGGCGATTACGTCGGCGACTCCGTCGGGCCATCGTCGGTAAAACCCGCGAGATACTCGTTCGCCTCCGTGAAATCACGTTGACTGAGCTTTTCGACGGCCGACTTTGGAAGGCCGGAAACAAGGTGAATCAGCATGATCCCGATGCCGATGTTCGAGCCGCCGGTTGTCGTGGCTTTGTCGAGTTCGCCAGCAGTCGGCTCGCGCAGGTCGAGCTTGTCGTAGATGACTTCACTCTCGCCGCTACCGAGCTTTACAGGCTTGCGAAGCTTGATGGTCTTTTCGTCAGGTTGGCTCATGTTCAACTCGTGGTTTCAGAAACTTGGGGACCTTCCCACTTCACTTCGATCGTTGCATCCGTCGCTTTGGCCGTCTGATCCTCAACCGTCCACATGTTTCGGCCGATGATCGTCTTGCCGTTCGCGAGTTGGGCAACGACCGTTACGTTGTCCATCGCATTCAGGTCGGCAACCGTGAGGTTGCCTGCGTCGCGCAGGCTGGCAGAGATCGAGCCGGGCCGCGGTTTCTCGCTAAATCCGTGAACTCCGTCTTGACCCGAAAGCGTTTCCCGCGTCTTCGACGACGGGTTGTATTCGAAGTCCCCAACCAGCAGGTAATTCGTTCCATCGACAGTGATGCTTGCTGTGCCGGCGAGGCGATTCGGATTACCTGCCATGAGGAATCTCCAGAAAAAGAAAAAGGCGCCCCGAAGGCGCCTGGAATCGATCGTGTTAGCTCAAGCGGAACTGCATGAGCAATGCGAACACGCGCAACTGCGCGATCAACACCGCCGGGTAGATCACGTCCACGCGGTTCGGATTCGTGCTGTTCTGCTGGACGATGAGCCCCTGCGCAAACACAGCACTCTGCTGCACGAAGCCGTCATACTCGAGCTGTTGGTACTGAGCGATCAGATCGGCCTTGATGATGGCCGGCGTCACAATCGACGAGCCGGGGGCAAATCGCGTGCCATCTGCCGCAAGCTTCATGCGCGAGTACTTGCTTGTCACCACGGAACGCAGAGCTCGCAGTACATAGGCCAGCGTGAACAGCGTTTCCACTTCCAGATAGCTGTCGTCCGGCTGGCCGAAGCTATTCTGTTGGTAGGTGGTGATCAGGTTCTCAATGGCAACCGTGCCATCGCTTGCGACGGTGAACGTCGAAATGCCGTCCCACAGCAAGGTGTTTCGATCGCCTAGCGCAAAGCGCGACGCCAGCGGCGGGGCAAGGAAGCTCGACAGCGCCAACGTCTGTACCGGTCGAGCCGGATCCGCGCGGACCGATGTCGCCACGGTGCCGGCCAGGTCGGCAGCAAGGATCCATGCCGGCGTCGGAGAATCGTTGAACCCCATGACCGATACGTGCTCGTCGTTTCGGGTATTGCCGAACGTCGTGAGAGCGCCAAGGGTCCCTCGATATCCCGCGAACGCGTGGCCGTAGATCTGCTTGCTCCAACTCCATCGGCCCGTCGTCGAACTCAGGAATGCCTTCATGGCATCCAGCGAGTTCGCATCCGTGTACGGGAACGCGATGAAATCGAACTCTTGGTCTAGCAAGTTCGCGAATGCCGTCGTCAGGGCCGGATTAACGGCGCCGCCGGCCATCGGTGTGATCGTCAACGCAAGCCCTGCCGGTAGCGTCTCGCCACTTGCGGCACCTCGGTAGTTGATCCGAATGTCGATGTCGTTGCCGGCAAGACCTTTGTTCTTTGCGGTCACCGTCACTGTCGACGTTGCTGCAGCCGCAGTTACGGGAAGGTCAGACTGGGCATTAATCGCCGCCGCAATGGCGGTAGCAATCTGCGCCGTCGTCTGAGTCGACGTGACGGTGACGGTCACTGGCGGAACACCTTTTACGGCCGCGATGTACAGGTAGATCACACCAGTGGCCGTAGCGGGCGCCGATACCGCAATGCTCCCCGTAGCGGCCACGGCGCTGGCGTCGTCGGCCAAGGGCAGATACCAGACCTCGCCAAACGGGTCAGATTGACGGTACGCCGCGGTCATAAGCGCGAGCATCGAACCGGCACCGCCCACCGACTTTGCCTCGGTTGCACCCTGTGAAATTTGCGGAACGCCCGGCGTCCCAGTCCCGGCCGATGTGATCTGCCCGATGACCAACGCACGCTGCGTCGATGCACCGCTGTTTGCCTGGCTGTTGTCGAGTTCGGCATGGAACAGAGGAACCCGCAGATTCTGCGGAATGGTTTTGAAGGGAACAGTCACTTGGCGTTCTCCAAAACAAAAAACCCGCCGAAGCGGGTTGATTGTTCAATTCATTGAGGTGTTTTATGCGCTCTTCCCCGGCTTTCCGGACGGCGCATCGGGTAGTACTTCTGAAACCCTGATTGCATCGCCGTCGTTGATACGGCGCACCCAATACAGGTCAAACTCCCCGACTTCCTGTCCGGATTCGGGGACGAATTGCTTCGTTTCGGGATCGCGTAGCTTGATCCCAGGTGCCGGCTTGATGAACATCGCCGCTCCTCAGAGTTGTGGATGAATGATGATGCCGGGTTGCGGCGTGCCGTCCGGGACCGATACGGCGATTTGAACTTCGTCGATCGCCACCGCCGGAATCGGAAAGAAGTCTTCCGGCCCCTGGTAGAACTTGACCTCGATATGCATGACCAGCTCAGCCATGGGCATGTCGCCATCGGATGAGGTGGATATCTCCGAGTCAATAGAAGCGAATTGCTCGATGAGCGAACCACCTTGCGAGTCGTTCCAGATGAGCGGGTTGTTAATCAGCGCAACCTCGATCTGCGCCTTGAGTCGCTCAGCCGCGGCCAGAGCAACGGCCGAACCCTCATCTCCAACCTGAGCGGGCGAGGTGGTCCGTGCTACGACCTGTAGGGTCGCGTAGACGTCGTATCCCGGCTGAAATGGCCCTTGCGACTCCTTCCGCTCCTTTGGGGCACGTACCAAAACGCATGGATATGCGTCGCCCATCGTCGGCCAGTCGAACGGGGAGAAAACGGAATCCCCCGCATCGGTCGCGCCCTTGAGAGCCTCGACGAACTTGGTGCGAATGTCTGCCGAAGTAGTCACTGCGCCCCCATCTTGCTCAGAATCAGTTTGGCGCCGCCGTGACTGTCGACTCGAACATCTTTCACGACGTAAGCGCCGCCGGTGCGAACAATCGTCAACTGATCGTTCTGGGCTGGCGGCACGCCAAACTGCGACAACTGAACGCCAAGAACAGCCTGAACGGTTGTCATCTCGACGGATGCGTCCGAGAAGAGCATTTCCTTCTGGTACGCGTCATCGAACACCCCATTGATCGTCAACGGCGCGCCGGCGCGCGGCCGATATTGCACCGGCTCGCCGAACACGCCAACCAAGGGACCGAGAACGTCGGCGTCCCAGTCAACGGGCATTTAAGCCTCCGAACGGCCGCTGAACAGAACTTCCGGACGGGTGCAGATGTGAAGCGGGTATGAACTCACTTCCATCTTCCACCACTCGTTGCGGTCCCGATCCATGATCGGCACCACGTACACCGGTTTGCCCGGGGTGTTGACCCATTGGAACGATTCACCCGGTGCCAGTGCACGGCGGAACACGCCCGGCGCACCGACGGGGAAGAACTTGACCTTGTCGTCCGGGATCTTGATGGTCGCGTTATCGTCCGACCCGCGGTAGTTCAGCCACTTGATGCCGCCGAACTCAAAGGCCGAGAACGCGCCGCCGGCGCTGCCGCCGCGAATTTCCAGTGCGTCGCTCCAGTTCACGAAGGTGCGAATCACGTCCGGGTGATTCACAAACTGGTCATAGAACGCATCGCCGCACAGCGCGAACACCTTAGTCGACGGCGTGAACGCGCCCTGCGCCTTTCGTGCCATCGCCCGTGTAATCTGATTGCAGAGCGGGCGGAGAGTATTCGGCGCTGCGGCAGCGAGATTGAAAGCAATCTCCGGTGCCGGGGTAATGCCAAACTCCTGAAACCAGTTGTAGCGCACAGTGCCGTCGGCATCGGTGAACAACCCTTGCACAGCCGCAAGGCGTTGGTACTCCCAGGTGTACTCGATGTTCTTCAGCAAACCGGTCGGGCCAGCTAGGCGGCGGGCAACTTCGTCCTGCACCTGCATCAGTTCCGACTCCGTGCCAAAGGCACGAATGTTCTGAAGCTCATTGGCGTAGATCGTGTCCGAGTGGCGCAGGCGCGGAACGTCAAAGTAGCGCGCCTGACGCTTCTCGGTCGTGCGTTGCGTGCCTTCTTCGCCGCGCTCACTCAGCGGGATCACGACCAGTTGGCCCTGCCGTTGCTCGACAACGAGGGCGGTCGTGCGAATCGGATCGTCCTCGAAGATTTCGAGTTCGCCAAGCGCTTGCGGCTGATACGGATACTTGTCGACCGCAGCGGTCAGCGTGACCGTGGAGAACGGGTCCTGGTTGAAAATATCAAGAGATGCCATCTGAACGGCTCCTTCGCAAATGAAAAAGCCGCCCGGAGGCGGCCTGTCTGTTCGTGTCGAGGTTTTGGGGTTAGCGCGGGATGATCTTCAGCGTGAGAAGCTGAGCGAGCGCCGCCGCTTGGGCAGGCGCATCCATCGACGCATCCCAAACCAGCTCTGAGCTGTTCACTTCACAGTCGCGCACTACCAGAGCCCCCGGCGTGTCGTTGAGCGTCGCATCGACCAAGCCGAAAGAAATGCCAGCAGCAACTTGCGAACCGTCCGTAGCCGTCTTCGTGCAAGGAACCCACTTGCCAGCGCCTGCGGCCACGGTAACCGTGAAGCTGTCACCCGGCGCAAACGCCGTGCCACCGGCTGTAATGGTGAAGCCGAGGCCACCGGCGTTGAAAGCCGCGCCTGCCGTGCCGTGGCCGACCTCTTTTCCTGTCGGATCGGAGACCACGAAGTGGGTCGCATCGTCGAATTCGACCGTGTAGGCGCCTGCCGTGGCAGCGCCAACCGTGATTGCCCCGAACGTGCCATTGCCGGTATTCGTTCCCAGCGCCGCTGCGGTGGCCACGGTGCCGACTGTCTGTTTGCCCATGACGGTGCCGGGAAGCACTTTGACAGCACCAGAAAAGGTGCCGCGATCGATATGACGGTGGCCACGCGGTTGCGAGACCAGGAAGCCGCCGGGATGCCATGCCTCGACAAGAGGCGAGCGAGAAACGTAACTCATGATCAGAGACCCTTTGAGAAGATGAATTGGTTACGCGCGCTTGCCCGTGACCTTCGAAAATGCACGCTCCCACCCGGAACTGGTGGCATGCGCGGAACTGCGTTGCATTTCGCCGCCTGCGCCGAGATTCGGATTCCGCGCCGCGCGCGAATGATTCGCCGTACTTGCGGCAGGTGAACTGCGCAACACCGCCAACGCTTCCTGTCGCGTCATACGCGTTTTGAAAGCGAGATTCGCGGCCAATTCGACGTTTCGGCCCGCTGCCTTCGAACCCATGATGGCGGCACAGCGAGCCTGTTCACGCAAGCGAGCGCGAGCAACGGCGCTCTTGCCCCGCATTTCACCGTCGTCATCTTCGGCGTCGGGATCGGTGTCGTCATCGTCTTCTGCCTCAGGGTCTGCGTCATCGTCGGCACGCTTACCCTTCTTCCCTTTGCTGGAATCGTCCATTTCGTCGTCTTCGGCATCCGGGTCATCGTTACGGTCTTCGGCTCGCTTTCCCTTCTTGCCTTTCGAGCCATTACCGTCGTCGCGGTCCTGCTCTTCCGGGCTGTCGTCATCGGCGCGACGGCCCTGCTTTGTGTCTTCGTCTTCGGGTTTGTCGTCTTCAGCGCGCGCGCCGCGAGTCGCAAAGCCGGCGAGATGGGCGAACGAAAGCCGGCGCGCCGCGAGGGAGAGAATAGTCATACCTGTAACCTCTTGGGTTTGGGAAGTGTTAGCCCAGCTCGGCGAGCAGGGAGCGCAATGCCTCATCCGGTGCCATTACGGCATCAGCGAAGCCGATCTCGACGCCGGCGGCGCCTAAGAATGTTGTTGCCTGCGTTTTCCGAACGGTTTCCACTGGCAAATTACGGTTGCGGGCTACAGTGGCGACGAACAACTCACCCATTTCGTCAACGTCGGACTGGAATCGCTCCAGCGCCTCTTTTGTCAGAGGATTGAATTGATTCCCGTCGGCCTTGCGATCGCCATACTTGATGATGGTGACGGCCAGACCCGCTCGATCGATTGCTTTGGATTGATCGATGTGCATGCAAATCACGCCGACAGAACCGGTTCCCCCCGTGCGAGGGACGGTGATCTGCTCGCATGCACTGGCAAGTGCATATGCCGCGCTGAACGCCGACTCGCTCAGGATAGCGAGCGTCGGCTTAACGCGGCGCGACTCATATATCAAATCAGCCAAATCAAAGCAGCCCGCTACCTCTCCGCCGGGAGAGTCAATCGAAAGCGCAATCGCTCGCACCTTCTTATCGTTCAGCGCGTCGATGAAGTTGTGCCGAATCGCGTTGTAGCCGAGCATTCCCGAATATGGCCGTAGATTGCTGCTTTTCTGCACAAGCGTGCCCGAGACGTCGATAATCGCAACGCCCTCATGGAGGTCATACGGCGTCTCATCACTCGAACCACTCGGGCCGTCGTCCCACTCGTCATACGCCATCGGCGTGACAACCGTCGGAGCGCCTCCGGCAAACTCAACATCGGAAATGCCGAACCGGCTAGCGAGCGCCTTGGCGATCACCTGCCCCTTCGCAGGATGAATAGCGAGTGGAACATCAAAAATCCGTGCCGCTGCAAATGGGTAGCTCTTCATTGTGGTTCGGGTGCCTCTTCAGGTGTTGCCACTTGCTCCGCAGGTGAGGCGCCGGTCCACTTCGGAAGCGGAATACCGAGTCGCTCCATCGCTGAGATTTCCAGCGCCCGTTGCGCGAGCACCTCCTCCCAGTCCAAACCCTGCTCCGCACACTCTCGCTTAAGAGTCGACAGACCAGCGTCCATCCCGAGAACTGCGCCCTGCTTCTCCTTGACCGGATCGACCCAGCCGCGCGCCACACCAAGCCAGTCGCAACGTGCATATGCTGTTGCCGCCTCGACGAATTCGGGCGCGTTGCGCGGCAGGACATCATCGAGATCACCGCGCTCCATAGGCTCACGAAGCCATGCCGCAAACATCGGAGTGGCCGTCCCAATCTTGAACTCGGCGTTGCGGCGGCTAAGCGTTTTCCAACTTTCAAGAAGCGCCGCGCGAGCGCTCGAATAGTTGGTCTTACTCCAGTCTTGCGTAATTTGCTCAGCCGAGACTCCGAGCGCCGCCGCGACGGATCGGAGCATCTCATGCGCGAAATCCTCAAATCCATCGTGAGGATGGGCAGCCGCAACCTGTTTGATTTCTTCACCAGGCGCGAGAGTCGGGACTCGTACTCCATTGAGCATTGCCGGGCGATCCTTTGCCCATTCGGCGCGGAGGTCCTGATAGAACCCCATTTCCTGATCACCACGAGCGGAATCCATCGCCGCCTCGATCATTGCCGGATCGTACGGACTGGTCACGTATGTCCCGAAGATCGTCGCAACTGTGGCGGCCTGAAGCTCTACTCCGTAGTACCGTGCCAACATCTTCATGTGAGCCAAGACCGGCGTGAACACGCCGATGCCTCGATTCTGTCCGGCACGATCACGCTCGAAGTCGTGAATTACACGACGCCAGCCATCCTCGTCCTCACGCACGACCCGCTCCCAAACCATCGACTCGGCAGCGTTGTACCAGTCGTTTTGATGGGCCTTTCGGATGTGGTAAGCGACCGGGACTCCGTCGTCATCGATCTCCACGCCACCACGCATATACTTGGTATCGACCATTTGATACGGATTCGAGAGGCGATCCGGATCCACAACCAAAAACGTCGTTGCGTATTGAGCGCCGCCGCGTCCTACGCGCTCGGGCTTCCAATAGGCAACGACGAGATCCTCGCCATCGACCAACTTATGCCGCAATCCGAGTCGCATCTGTTGCGAGACGGTAAGTTGGCGCGTCAGATCGTTGTAGTGGCCCAAATCCTCCGAATACCCGCGCCACAAAGCCTCAACCGCTTTGCCAAACTCGTCGGCCCACTGTGCGTCGAAGCCCTTATTAAAGCGGCGAAGAAGCCGCCAATCGGGGCTCGATGACAGGCGCAGGTGCGCGCCGACAGTATTGTCGAGGATGCGGCTGATACCGCCGTGTGCCCAGCCATCGTTGCGCGCCAGATCTCGCGAACGCGAGACCATCCGATCTCGATGCTGGTTGATCTCCGAATCCGGGGAGCGGATCTGCGGAAACCACTGTCCCATCTCCTGCGTTTGTACATTCGACGCTTCGTAAGGAAATAGGCTTGAGTACGGCGGTTGTGTAACTCCGGGCCCACCCCATCCACTATCTGCCCGCGCGCGACTGCCACTAGGCAAATCCCCGAAGGGCTTGCCCGATGTATCGACGATGAGTGATGGCATTAGAAGTAAGGTCTTCGCGCGTGTGGATAGTGAGTAATGATCCCGAGTGCCTTTTGCAGCATCAGGATGCTCCGGTACATCGCCGTCAAGTCGGCCTGCTGATAAGTGACCGACTTCGTTCCGTCACCCTGGTTGTAAGTGGCCGTCACAATCTTCGAGCCTGATGAGAGATCAAAGTAGGCCGCTTGCAGGGCGGCCAGCCTCGACTGCATGTCCGCAGTGCTCATTCCGTCCGTGATAGCCATTTCATCCCTAAGCTAGTCGCCCCGTAAGCTTCCTACGGGGTGGTTCAGTATCGATTGACGCGACTGGCGCCTGAATCGACTGCGCGGAAGCGGGCCACGGCGCCGACACCGGCGGTAAGGCCGTATCGTCAAGCGGTTGCGCAACCATGTCTGCGCGGCGATTCAGCTTCAAACCGAGGTGCGTCAAGCCACAGAGCGCGCCGTAGGCGTACACGCGGCAATCGAGCGCTTCATTCGCTCGCCCAGACGGCAACTCCCACACCCGATACTTCTGCCCCCCCGACACCTTCACCACCGATCGCTCCGACGTGAGTTGCTCGAAGTAGCCGATGTCTCGATCGTTGGGGAAGTGCATGAAGCCAGGCCCAGGCTCTTCAATGTGGAGTCGATTGCGTACTGTGTCCTTTGCTGTATTGACCCCAAGGATTACCGGCCGGAACGATGCCTTCGTGCGTCGGGATGGCTTCTTAACCGGCCAAACCGGGTTGCGCTTGCCGCTTACGGCCGACTCCCCCTTGATGGCCCAGATCTTTCTGCCTAGCCGGGCCTTAGAGAATTCGTAGACCTTCTGCGTGTGATGGCCACCAGAGTCGATGCAAGCCGCCATCGCTTCAAAAGGTCGCCCGTCTGCTCGATGCCAGATCTGATCGAGATACGCATCGAGTTGCTCCCACGGCCCCGGGGTTTCGAGATCACCCTCGATGACTTCGTAGTCGATCGACCAGCTTTCCTCGTTTCTGCCCCAGCCAACAACTTCGATTTCAAATCGATAGTCCTGTACGTCAATACCCACGGTGATAACCGCTACGCCGTCCGGGACTTGGGCTGCCCAGCGTTCGCCGCGTGCGACGAGCGCCTCAAGGCGCAACACCTTGCCCGAGTTCGGGCGATATGGCATGCCGGCCTGCGTGTTCCACCAGGTCTGCTTCTTTTCTTCGTCGCCTTCGGCTTTCAGCCACTTCGCCGCAATGTCGGATGGCTTGTCCTTTTGCCACGGGCTGTAGAGCTTGCTCGCTTGAAATCCGGCGTGCTCATTGTCGACCTTCCATTCGCCACACTCAGGGCACTTGGCGCGATACACCGCATGGCGGTCACTCTCCCACCAATCCCAAACTTGGGCGATCGCTGCGTCGACCGTCGTCTCACGTGAGTCTTCCGGTCCGCGCCACGCACGCTCGTAATCATCGAGCGGGACATGGCGAGAACCGCAGCACTCGAACGGCTTCGTCTGATGCCAACGGGCCGTCTGGAGCGCACGCAGGCGGTCACCTTCAGACCAGATCTGGCCACATGACTCGCATGAGATCCTCGCCGTCTTCGGGAAATGCTCCACTACATCGCCGTTATCGTCACGGCGCTTGTCCCAATCGACGTGCTTAAAGAAGTCAGGAAACATGCGGTGCCCGCAGTGGGGACACGCGAGGGAGGCACGCCGCTGATCCGATTCCTTATAGCTCGCTTCAATCCGGCTTTCGTCCTCAATCGTCGGCGAGCATGCGCGGATCGAAAGCCAGTTGACGCCAAATGTCGCCGTCCGCTCTTCTGCCAATGCGATCGGCTCTCCTTCACGCGTCACCGGATACTTGTCGACCTCGTCAGCGAGGATGACGCGCACCGGACGACGGGCGAGGTTATCAGGGCTGCCAGCGCCCGCGAGCGCCAGAAACCCGCCGGGGAACGCCTTGAACAGCAGCGTCTCATCGGCATTGCGCGTTTTGCTCGTCCCCACCAGTTCGCGCAGCGCTGGCGTCACGCGGATCAGAGGGCTGATTCGCTCTTTGCTGAACTGCTCGGCTGCATCCTCCTTCGGTTGCAGCAGCAAAATTGGGCAAGGATCGAGATGAGCAAAGTAGCCGAACACGTTTTCGAGCAACGCTGTCTTAAGTAACTGCGTACTCACCATCGTCGTGACGACATGGACACCGGGCTCAGTCACCGCAAGCATCGGTCCGCGAGCGATCTCGACGGTAGCCGTCTCCCAGTTTCCGGACGTACTTCCTGCTTCCTTCGCGAGCTTGCGATACTTGTCGGCCCAAGCCGGCACACTAATGCGAGGTGGAGGTGTCCACGCGCGCCGAACAGACGCGCGTAGCCTTTCAGCCTTCCCTTTCGGAGAAATTGGCTTCAGGCTCGCCAAGTTGGGCGATTTGCTTATGGACATGCGCAGTTAGGGCCTCGACAACTCGGTCGGCCTCGACGCCCAGATCGGCTGCCAATATCGGCCCCACCCTGGTCGGCCAGTTAAGCCACGCATCGCGCTGCGCCCGGAACTCCTCGAAGAGGATTGCTGTTGCGGTATCCAGCTCGACGAGGGAGCCAGACTTTCGTTCGTACTCAAGCTGAGCCATCAGCCCGAGATAGTTTTCTTTGAAGCAGCGCGCATCATCGAAATCGAGCAGCTCTACGTTGCCCGAGAGAATCCGATTCGCGGCTTCGCCAGCGCTCTCACCAGCTTCAAGCGTTACTTCTGACGCGGCTTGGGTAACAGTCTTTCGCTTGTTACCCTTTGGCGCTTGGGTAACAGTTTGGGTAACAGCAGGAATCCCATCACGGCGATACCTTTTCAGAAGTGCGTTCGACTGGTCGACGTCGATGTCATCGCCCGCAAACACAAGCCAGCCGCGCTCCTTCCACTTTGTGACCGTCTTTCGACTGACCCCGTGGAGTGCCGCGAACTCGCTTTGATTCATGTATGGATCTGTTACCTGTTACCCAAATTTCAAAACTCAGCGCTGGGCGAAATTCGCGAGTCTTCGCTCCCGCCCTGCACGTCTTCGGGATAAGGACCCGCGACATTTTTGACCGCCGACCGGGATGTCCGGTGCCCAGCCGGTCGGCATGCGGAGCAGGCCATGGGGCCACCTTTCACGCATGCGCTAACAGTCCGCGTGCACTCGCCCCCGCACCGACAACACACTCCACGCTGGACGACTCGCCGGGCGTTCGCGATGTTTCGGCTCCGCGTCGACGGAATGAGATTTGCGCGACGGTTATCTAGTGAGTTGTGATTGTCATGATCCACATCAAGCGGATTCGACGCATCCAGTCCCGCCACAACCCGATGCATACGCAATGTCACGCACCGGCCACCAACACGCACGTTTCGAACGGCATAGACGTTGTTTTTGCTGCCGTTGGGTTTCGCCTTCCATCGCCATTGCGATAGATAGTCGAGCATGTCGTCATCAACTATCGCGTAGGCATGCAACCCAATCGCGTACTTCCCCGTCAACTTGATCTGCGCCATCGCGTAAAGAAAAAAGTGCCCAGTTTTGCAGCTCGGAATAATTGTTGAACGGTTCAACGCCGGCGGCTGGCCGCGAAGGCCAGTTCGTGCTTGAGAATCTGCGGAAACTTCTGCCGGATCTTCGCCATGACGGCTTTCTCGACGGCATCATTTGCGAGCGACTGTGGAATCGACGGCCCAAATAGCTCTTTGATCGGCAAGCCCGATCGCATGACCTTGCCGTTGCGCACCACCTTCTTGTGCCCCTTGCCAGTCCGCTCGAACACGCCTCGGTGCCCGTTGGGCATACTCGCAATGAACGCGTGTTTCAAGACCTTACGACCCGACTTAACCTGCACGCTCACGCCGCCGCCACCTTGCCGCGCGCCGTAGTTGATCAAACCAATCGGCCGTCCCGTCGCCTTGAGTGTGACAACCAAGTTGCCGGCAGAGGCGCGCTTTATGGCAAACGATTTCTTGATCGCGCTCGCCTTAATGTTGTAGCCAACGGCTCGGACCTCTTTCGAGGCCTCAGTTCTTGCCTGATTCGCTGTCTTGTTCAGCGCTCGGACGACCGCCTTCTTCTCTTCGCCCAGATACCGTGACAGGTCGGCCGTGATGCCTTTGACATCCGCACGCACATTCAGACTGAGCATTGCGGTCTCACCCACGCTTCAGCCAAGCGGCCGGGAACACACCTTCGGCGGGCGCCCGTGCATAAAGCGGAACATCGATGAGGATGCGCGAGGGCGCACCCGGCGGGAAGGCTGTGACGGATACCAACGCGATCGCCCCCTCAGGCAGCAGCGCAGTGTCAGTGGTTGCAGCAGATATAAGGGCGGCGACGCGACGATTTCCGTTATGCCAAATGGCAGAGCGTACAAATGCGATCTCGCCGGGCAAGGCGTCGGCGGCGATGTTCTTTGATGGGCGTGCCATGTGGACTCAGAAAATAAAAAGCCCGCGCCAGTAACGGCGGCGGGCAATGCCGCTCTTTCGAAGCGGCGAGGAGACGGATCGAGGATGGCCGGCCCCAACTCCGGCTGCGTCTTATTTGCAAATGGCGGAACGCTTAGACGCCGGGGTACCGATACTTGCTTTCTGCCGCCTCGGTTCCATACGGCGGGCTACGCTGTGGTTGCGCGATCACCCTCATCAAACCCGCCAACCCGTTCGTCGCTTGGACTCGCTTGGCCAGCCTCGCCGGCAGTCTGCGGGCTTGATGAGAACGCCGAAAACAAAAAACCCGCCGGCTTTCACCTGGCGGGTTTCGTTAGACGCACTGTCCCGGAACAAATGTCTCACATCCTGTCGTGCTTTTCAAAGACCGCGTGTCGCACTTTTAGCCGCGCCACTTATACAGAGCGCCCGCCCCACGATCACAACGAGGTGTGCGAATCGATATAGAGCCGCACTCATGGAGAGCATGAAGCACCCTCAAAACGCCTCGATGAACGGCAGAGCGCGTTGGCCCAGGCGCTCGACTTCGAACGTAATTAACCAGCTCATTCATGGGAAACCAACGGCCAGGGTGATGTGCCATGCACTCCATGACTTCGCGCGAGTATTTCAAGAGAACGCCCTCCTCACCTTTTTTTGCCCAGCCGCCAGCACGCTCTCGTAGCCGGAAATAGAGACCCCAATCTTTCGCGCGGCCCCGGCCACCCCCTTGTGGATCCGGTCATACCTCCACGGCGAGAGATATTCGGCCTGCATCACCTTGCGCTCGATATAGGGCATTGCGTCATATACACGCTGTACGACCTGGGCCCGCTCTTCGAAAATAGGCTCAAGCTTCTCATCCGGCTCGCAAAGCGCTTCGCTCCCCACATAGCGGCACTCGATCGACTGACAATGATCCGGCGGGATCGGATGTGGGAGGGAACCTGCATGGCACCACCGCGCCCAGTTCCTGATTTCGCTTTCTACCCATTTGGGAACGCTCATTCCTCGGACCTCCCCTCATCGTAGAACACACACCGGCGCATGTACCGCGCTCCCGGCTTCGTTTGCTCCTTGGCGCAATATTCCACTCCCCAAAGCCGCAGTTTGTGTATGCACCCCTGGCATGTCTTACTCTCCTCGATTTCGATGACCTTCGCGGGATCCTGATAGCAGTACGACGGTAGCGCAGCCATCAGGCGATCTCCGGTAATACTGCCGCGAATATGGCGTGCGCCACCTCACGCGTCGTTTGCTCGAGTAGTTGCTCCTCACTCCCATAGCGCCGTTGGAACTCACCAGGTCCGGCGTGGAAGGCGACCCCATAGCCGCCCAATCGATGATGAAGTGGGCAAAGCGGGATAGTCTGCGTGTGGCCTGCGCGTTGACCACCTCCCGCAAGAAACCGGACGTGATGCACCTCTGCAGGGCTCTCGCCGAATCCAAGATTGCGGCATACGATGCAGCACAGCCCTGCCACAATCCCCAAATGCTCTCGCTCGGCCTTCTTGGCACGTGGACGACGAGACTTCTTGAAGGCCGAACGCTTAATCTGCCTTCCGCTCCGCAATGGCACCTTGCGTCCCCAACTCATCTCACTTCCTCACAAAGTCGTTGATGGGAGCGCACGTCGCGGTCGTACGTCCGCATCGGCGTCCAGCGCGGACGATACGGGCCCGCCGCCCTCGTCGGCACACTGGTGTAGTCCGGCTGCCGGGACGCACGCCTCGTCATCGCAAGACGGAACCTGCGCTTCTCGTTGAGCGTCTCCATATCCAGCAAACCCTCGCCGACCAGCAGCAAGCACGTCTCGCGAGTCCCGCGTTGCGCGTACCCAGTGAGCGAGGACAGCGTCTCTACGCAATACCAGACACCTCGATCCATGCACTCAAGAATGTCGTGCTTCATTTGATCTCCACGATGCTCAAACCCTTCAATGCCATCAGGTGACGCTTGATTCGGTATTCCGCCGTGATCACCCCCTTCACGTCTTCGATCACGGTCTCATCACCGCGCTCGTACACAAAGTCAGCAACGTAGCGGAGTGGAGGGGCTTTCCGTCCATTGATCACAACTCCAGGGGCCAGCACGTAGACCACCTGCCGCTCCAGCGCACAAATCTCTCCTTGCTCCTCCATGACCAGCAATTGCGACCATCGACGGGCCTCCGCCCGGCTATCGAACTTGATTCCGTCAACTTCACACTTCCTGTTGCTGTACTTCGAGCGCTTCTGTTCGACCATGCCGAGGATCGGGTAAGCCAGCGGCACGGAAGCAGGCGACGCCAGCGCAGCAGCAGTGGCACCAACCTGTTCGCGAATCCGCGCAGTGCCCACTAAGCCATTGCTCACGGCGCTCTCGGGAAACGTCAGACCCTTCCGGCTCACTTGCCCTTCCTCCGTACGTGTTCGATGTATGCCCTCAACTCACTTTCCTGCCTTTCCGCTACCACGTCGCCGAAGCGCCGCCGTACTACAGCAAGATAGGCTCGAGCCACATTGCCGTGCCCTGCGAGCGCCGCCCTTGCCGCTTCCTCGAAGCGCCGCCAGCAATCGCTCTGCTTCAAAACGTTGCCCTGCCCTTCGGCGACTCACCCTCTTCGCGACGGCCATATGTCACACCTGACTCAAGGGGTGTGAAACTCTGGAACTCCCCCTGGAACCCAAGCGCCACCCGCCCCAGCGGGCCGTTCCGCTGCTTACCGATGATCACTTCGCACAGACCACGATCAGGGCTATCGGGGTAATAGACTTCGTCGCGGTACAGGAAGAGCACGATGTCCGCGTCCTGCTCAATCTCGCCGGAATCACGGAGATCCGACATCACCGGGCGCTTATCCGCGCGCTGCTCAACGCCGCGATTGAGCTGAGCGAGCGCGATAATCGGAACGTCCAACTCCTTCGCAAGTGCCTTCAGCCCGCGCGAGTAGCTGCCGATTTCTTGAGTGCGGTTGTCGCCTTGACCGCCCGTCATCAGGCCGAGGTAATCGACCACGATCAGGCCCAAGCCATGACGACGCTTGATACCGCGCGCCTTGCTGCGGATATCGAGAAGCGACAGTCCCGGCTGGTCGTCGAAGTACAACGACAGCTTCTCGATTCGGCCAATGCCGGCGGGCAGTTGACCCCACTCCTGATCCGTCAGCTTCTTCGGCTCGATCAGATGGCCGAAATTCACACCGGCATGCCGCGCCATCATCCGGGCGTGTAGTTGCTCGGCCGGCATTTCCATTGACAGAAACAGCGTCGGCTTGCTCTCGGCGACGTTGGATGCCACGTTTAGCGAGAAAGCCGTCTTCCCCATCGACGGGCGGGCCGCAACGATTACCAAGTCACCGCCCTTCAGCCCGCCGGCGATCTTGTCGTCGAGTGCCTCGTAACCCGTGCGGGCCGGGGCGATCTCGCCGTCAAGGCGACGTTCCATGCCAACCAGAAAATGCGACAGGCCCTCAGCGGCCAAGATCGGCGCGGCAGCCGCACGCCCCTCGGCAAGTCGCTCCACCTCGGCCTGTGCTCGGTCGACCAACTCACCCGCAGTGGCGCCGTTCGGGTTCTGCGCCATCTCCTGCATGCGCGAACCCGCGGCAGCGAGGCCACGCTTCTGCGCGCGGTCAATGACCATCTCGGCGTAGTGCGCAACGTTGGCAGCACCCGGCACGTTGGCAGTCAAGTCGTTGAGGTAGCCGATTCCGCCTATGGCATCGGCGCCGCCCTTAGCCGAGATACACCCAAATACGGTGAACGCATCGGCCGGCTGGTTCGCGCTGAGCATGGTGACGATCTCGGCGAAGATCGTCCGATGATCAGCGCGGAAAAAGTGCTCTGCCCTCAGGCCGCCGATACGGTCAATCGCATCGTTCTCGAACAGCAGCGCGCCAATGACGGCCTGCTCCGCTTCGATGGCAGCAATGGCGCGGTTCGGTTCGTTCGCTGTCATTTGCCGTCCGCCTTCGGGATATCGCCGTACCGATTCTTGATGAGCCGATCATTGGCAATGATCACCATGCAATCCAGCGAAGCATCGAAGGCTTCGTCGGTAAGTCGCGCTTGAATTGGCAAATCGTGTCGATCCGCCAGTTCCGGCTTAAAATCTGACTTCCCAAGTACTAATGCGATCACTTTTCTCATGTCATTCGGATTCCAAGATCTGTGGACTGTCGTTGTGAGTCACTACGAGTCCCCAAGCAGCTTCACTGTGAGCGTGCAGACGGGTGACGAAATGCTCGAAACGAACCACGACATCTTCGCGGCCGGACGAGCGCATGCAAGGCATCTCGTTATGGGCCTGTTCCACTCCGAGCAAGACGCCCGCGATTTCGCGCGCATGCTGCAAACGAATCGGAATGCGATTGCCGATCTGATCGCGAAACCAGCGAAGGGAATCTGACGCGTTACTCATCGCTTGTCCGCCTTGTTGTGCTGGCCGCCGATCACGTTGCTGAAGCCTTTCGGGCTGATCAGCCAATCGAAAGACGCTTTCGGCGGAAATTCGACGTTCGCCTTGACCCATGGGAAGTAGTCACGCCACATCTCCGGGTTCTGTCGCTTCTCAGCGCCCAAGGTGATCAGAGCGCGAATCGCCCCCGCCCGCTCCTCCACGAACACGGTCTCATCGACCTTGCCGACATGCTCCCCGAGGACTTCGTTAAAGCCCCGGATCACGGCCAGTTCGGCATCGGTGTACGCGGATTGAATTTCGTCCATCCAACCGCCGGCATTCAGCCAGAACGCCGCGTGCGGGATGAACTGCGGATTTGCCCACTGCCCCGAGGTCTTGGCCCGCTCAAGCCCGGCCATCAGGTCGGCAAAGAGCTGCTCGTCAGGGTTGAGCTTTGCGAACGCCTTCTCGGCGGTCTTCTTGGATTTCCGTTTCGGATACCCAGCCCAAAAAATCTCAAAGCGTTCGCGAAGCGAGCGCGAAAGGGCTTCTTTTGGAGTTGTCTTTTGGTCTTGTCTTTTGGAGTTGTCTTTTGTGGTTCCGGATTCCGGAACATCGGAGTTCCTGTCGGGGGGACCAAGAATCGCCAGCAAACCCGCGTCACACATAGAGATTAAGAAATTTTGGCGTAACCCTGGCGTAGGCAATCAGGAATTGCGCCATGAAAACTATCCACTTCTACCGATACCGGACGCCCGGTTCGAGGCGCTGGAAGCAGACTCGTCATCGCATGGACGAGCAGACGGCACGCGATTGGTTCGCGCAGTTCCACCCGGGCGCCGTCTATGAGCCGGAGGATGCCGGCGCGATTGAGATTGACGATACGAAGGGTTGGCACCCGGGGCCCCAATAGCCATGGTGGGCCGGGCACGCCGAAGAAGTGAAGTTATTTGCTGCGGGGCTTCCAGCCGCAGACCTTTGCCCCGGCGCGATTGTGCGCGAGGATGTCGGCCGCCGTCTGATCGGTCAGCACGTCGGCCTTCGACACGTAGATCGGTTTCGTCCAGTCACATGCGGTGTCGACGATTTTCGTCTTGTACTCGACGCGCGGCTCAGTCCCTGTCCCATTCGTTGTGCAGCACCCGGCCAGCGTCACCAGCAGGCAAACCAGCAGCAGTAGCGTCTTCATCGCGTCTCACCTTTGCGTTGTCGGCGCCGGTCTGTGCGCCAGCCTGATTCGCCGCGGCGAGCGCGGCATCGTTCTGCGCCTGCGCCTTCTGGGCGTCGGCCACTTTTTGCGCGGCCTCGGCCGTCGCCGTCTTGGCCTGCTGGTGCCGGAACGCACCGAACACGACGCCCAGCACACCGAGCACCCACGGGCCGACTTTCACCAGCAATGCGAGGAACGCCGTCATAGCCCCTCCCGATACGTTGCCGCGCCGCCCGAGAAGTTTGCCGTGAGCACCTGCCGGCGGCTTTTCTGACCGGGCTGCGCCAATCCCAGGTGAACCCACGTCCCTTCCTGAATCAACTGGTCGAAGTCGATGCCCGAGGCTGCGATCGCCTTACAGATTTGCAACGGCGTGCCGTATCCCGGGCAGATGAAGTCGGCCGCCAGCCCGTAAAGGTGGGCGCTGTTACGCGCCCCGCCCACGGCGCGGTTCAGGTCCGGCGAGCGATACCCTGACGAAATGGTGATCGGCCGACTGCCAAGCAGCACGCGCACGCGCTCAAGCGTTTGTGCCACGCGCGTCAGATTGGCGACGACATCCTCGGGCGCGCTGTTGTCGATGTCGCGCCGCTCAGCCGTCTGGCTGTGAGTGAGCTCGTCGAGCGTGAAATGCGCGGTCAGTTCATTGGGTGCCATCGTCGCCTCCCTTGCGAAAGATGCGCCGCAGCGCGTCGAATACCGCCTTCTGCCGGATGCACTGCGCCGCGATCACCAGCAGAAAGCCGGCGATGGCCACGGCGTTCTGCCCCCACGACTGCGGCAGAAACTGAAGCACGACCGGCGATAGGTCCTCTTTCCATCGGTCAGCGGCTTCCGGAATGGCAACGAGTGCCACCGCAGTAAGGGCCGCTGTCCACGTCGACCAACGCCGCTTGAGCGTTGCAATGTCGTCAACGAGAAATTTGCGCATGCTCATCTCCGACTCCACCGTGCGATGTCGGGCCGCTGCCCGGCCGCGTTGTTCAACAGAATGCTTCGTATCTCTTTGACGTCACCGCCGATGTCCCGAAGTTGCTGCGCTGTGTCGTTCTTGAGATCCGCCTGAGATCGCTCGATACGTGTCATGCGGTCGTTCTGCACCGCGTTTTCTTCCTTGATCGATCTGACGTCGCTAACCAGATCAAAGTACGAGCGGTTCACGGCAAGCGCAGTCGCGCCAGCAGATAGAGTTGCGCTTATGACAACGCCCACCGCTCCCCAGTTGATAGCCCATTGCTTGCGCATGCCGTTCGCTTCATTCATCAGCCCACCCCAGAGCGGTTATTCAATTCATTAAACGGATGCGCCAGTGGAATCGATCCAGCGACCGTTCCACCAGATAGGTTTCCCGAGCGTGATATCAAGGAAGTTGTCCCCATACGCAGGGTTGATTGGCCTCTGAGCAGATGTGCCGCCAAGAGGCGCCGGACGTTCGAACTGAACGGCAGATCCCGTTCCGGTTAGCTGATACCGTCGCGAATACAGTCCGTAACTGGGTATGTCGAATGACTTCCAGTAAAGACGTCGAATGACAGACGACGTTAGGTAGATCGGTACCACGTCCGTCTGTGTTAGCGCTTCCATGTCAACTTGCCCGACAGTGGAATTTTCGATGAGCAGATTTAGTTGCAATCTGTCTGCCTGGATCTCTCCGATTTTCACGTAGTCGATCACACCAGTGGCATTCGTCACACGCACAGGTGTCGTGTAGATGCCGCCCGAAGCTCGACTGTTAAAGCGCTGGAATCGCGCAAGCTCGAACTTTACGCCGCCGCTGCCGGACAGGATTTGCACAGCGTACAAATGGCTGCAATTTCTCTCAGAAATATGGCCCACTTTGAGTTCGGTTCGCGACGGCGAAAAGACAATCGTCGAGCGATCCTGACCGTCCACATCCTCCTGAGACCGATGGATCTGACCGATATGGAAATTGCTGTATGCGTTGATGCTGTGGTTCAGGGTGTTGATGTTCACCATCGGCGAAAGCGCTAACGGATACGGCCGCTGCCCGAATACGCAATCTATCGATCCAACATTGATGTCCTGATACCAAGACGACGTACCTAGCCCGTAATCCTCGACGTTGAAGGCATAGACGCTTACCTCTCCCGAGATCGAGCCGATATGGACATTGCGGATGCGGTTCGTTGCAGAAAGCAGCCGTACACCGTTTCGTGATGATTTCAGCACCACGGAGCCAATCGTCACATCGTCGATCGGGCCGTTGATATTCGTGGCAATGAGATCCCCGCCGAAGTTGTCATCATCAGCGTTCAGGGCAACCGCATCGTCGTCCGAGTATGTCGCGGACACCACATCGATCACGACGTCCGACGTTTTCCCATTGATGTGGATTCCGTCCTTGTTCGTCGATGGAATCGCGGGATCGTTTTCGATAGTAATGCCGCCGGTGACGCGTACATGCCGGCAATTGCAGATGAAAACATTGAACCTGCGGCTGTTCTTGATCCGAACCCCATTCAGAAAATGGAGCCCGCGAACACCGGCAAACCGCATACCAACCAACCAAGCCCCATCGGTACCCACGTCTGCCTGATTCATGCCATTGAAGTCCAGCACGCCGCCATAAATTCGGATATCCGAGTTTCCGTATGTTCCCGCGGTAAACGAGTTGTTCGAATTGCGCAGCAATGGCACGTTTGCGCCGTCCGCCCGTTTCAATACGGTAGTGCCAAGATCAAGCTGTATGCCCGTGGGGAGATAAAGCTGAGTCACCGTAATCTGTGGGACGGTACAGATGAGCCGCAAGCCCGCAGCGGCAGCGGCATTAATTGCGCTCTGCATCCGCGTCGTTTCATCACCAGCACCGGTGATGCCGAAGGCCATTGTCGTCAGATATGCCTTGTTGAAGTCGTGCTGCGTCATCGACACAGCGCCGGTGTATGGCTGCTTGACACCGATCAACGCATCTCCAAGCGTGTCGTCTGTGGCATTGGCCAGGTCATCCATTATCTTTTTCGACGCTGCGGCGATGTCCTCACCTAGTTCTCGCGTGATAACGTCGTAGATAAGTTGATCATTTTGATCTTTGACTACTTGACGATAATGACCATTTCCCCAAATAGACGCCTCTCCGCGCCCATCAAGTACCACGGGATGGGGATTGGGGATGTCTGAATCGACGTCAGCATAGGTATCTTTCGGGGTCTCAGTATTTGGCTCGTAATAGAAAACCTTGCCATTCACAAGCGGCCGACCGTTGATGTCGAGGAATTGGGTTCTGCCGTTGGGAAGAATCGATGACATGGTCTAAACTCCGAAAATCCAAGCCAAAAGGCCAATCATGGAAAAGTGGTTAATCTCATTCACGGCGTCGATGCTTTTCACAGCTTTCATTCGCTTAGCGGCGGTCTGGTACGCTCGCAGCCCCCGCGATCCCTGGAAGGAACGGCAGAAGCTGGTTGACCGTGTCCGCCGTAACGGGGCGCGCCACGCTATCAATCTGGCTAGCAAGCGCCTGGCCCGTCGCACGTTCGTTGAGAAACTGGTTGATCGAATTACGGGCAATGTTCAGCCCTGGCACCTTCCCTAAACGGTCGAGTGCGCCGAGTGCAAGATTTGCCCCGGCAGACGCCGTATTCGAGTTGTTCACCGCAGATCCTGCCGGTTGCGCTTGGATGTAGCTGGCGACTCGCCCAATCTGCTTGAGCTGTGCCACCTGTTCCGGTGGGAACAGCGCATTCAACTTCGCATCACCCAACGAGTTGAGCGCCTTGTTGTAGTCCGATTGGCTGAAGACACCCACTTCGTCCGAGGCTCCTTTGAGCGCCTTCTGTTTCAAGTAGTCGACGATCTGGTTTCGCAGCGACACGCCCTGATCGGGCACGATTCCCATCAGCGAATTCACATCCTTCACATTTCCGTTCAGGACATAACGCTTGAAGAAGTTGTCAGGCACGGCGTCGCCATTCACGACCGCCTTAAGGGCCGGATTGCTGTCAATTGCCCCGAATCGTTCACGAGCCGCAGCACGTGCTGCATTGAATGCAGTCTGAGCTTCCACGCCGACTGAGCCAGACGCAGGGACGTTTTCAAGGGCGTCACGAACCATTCCGAGCGCTGCTACCTGATTGCCGTTTCCCGCGCGCTGCGCGGTTTTTGTGGCATCGCCGAGAATTGTCTTAAGTTGTTCTGCGACGCCGACTGTCAATGGTGTGTCGCCGCTGCTGATACTATTAAGTGTCTTCCGAACGTCATCCGGCAGGAATGCCTGCTTCAGATTCTTATCGAGCGCCTCGTTAGCCGATTTAATGAATCCGACATGATCTAACGGGATATCACCTGCGTTGAGATCACGTGCCTGACCGTACAGCCCAGCGATCCTGTCGCGCGCGGCCTTATCGACGGCAGACACAGCGTCGATTGCAGCCTGCCCCGTGTTGAATTCGTCGGCCGCGTTCGCTGCGCCGCGCCGGTTAAGCGAGTCGATGAGCGCGCGATTTTGCCCCGCGAAACGTTCCGCTAGCGGTTCCCCGGCCCCGACGATGCCGCGCATATTGCGTTCGGTGGCGAACTGCATCGGGTCGCGGGTGGCCTGCCCCAATGTCAGACCGTTGCCTGAGCCAAGGACAGCGGTTCCTTCGGCCTGTCGAAGCAGCGCAGGGGCGTCGATAGTGCGATTGCTCGCGAGCGCTTCAGCGGCTTGATTCCGCAGCCCGTTCCGCACGTTTTGCGAGAGCGCGGAAAGGTCGATGTTCTGGTCGCGTGCGGCGGCTGCGAGAAGGTCGTCTGCGCTTACCTGTGCTGCGACTTGATTCGACGGGATTCGTGAGCGAACGGCAGACATGACGCGATCAATGCCGGTCGCGACCTTGTCGGCGACCGCGCCGATGGCTTGCCCCGCCCCCGCGCCAGCCGCTCCANCGGGCGCCGCGCCGATGCGCCTGCCATAGTCTGCGAGTGTGTCGTCTGCGTGCAGCGGCTGCATGCCTGCGGTCGCAGCACCTGCCACGGCGCCGCGCCCGATGGCACCGAGCGTCGAGGTCGCGCCAGTCGCCAGTTGTCCGCCAAGCAGGTTCACCGGGTTTGCGACTGCCCCGGCGATGTCTCCGACGACGCGCTCGGTGGTATTCGCAGGTGTCGGTGTGATGGCGTCGACACCGCGCTTGATGAGCGTATCCACATCCTGAAACTTCGATCCAGTCACTGTATTGATCAACGCGTTGACCGGGTTCGCGACGAGCCCGAGCGCGTCAGCAATACCGTGACCGGCAGCACGTGCGGTGAGCCCGAGTTGCCGCCCCACTTCCTCAACCGTGCCGCGCGGCTGTGGCGACGCCTGTGGTTGCACGCCGCGGGATGCCAGAGCAGCGAGCAGATCTGCATCACTGATCCCGGAGAGTTCCTGAGGGGTGGCCGCGTTGGCCGTTCCAGAGATTGCACCCGCCACGGCATTGCCGACGCGGGAGAGCGCCGAGGGCTGTGCACGCTGGGCTGTCGAAATTACCTGCTGAAGCTTCGAGACGTAGTTGGGGTCTTGCGCGTAACCGCCGGCCTTGAGCGCAGATGCGAACTTGGCCGAGTCGCTGCCGCTGCCAACGACGCCGGGATACTTGCGCGAAATCAGGTCGGCATAATCATCGGCGAATGCCTGTGGCGTGGCATATGCCCGGTATCTATCGCTAGAACCGGTCATGTTGTCGCGTGCTGCGACGCCTTCACCAGAAAAATCCTTGATGTTTCCGAGATTGTTCGTGCCCGGAACGATAGACTTTCCCCAGCCGGTCTCAAGCCCCCACTGACCGAGCAGAAGCGACGGATCGACGCCGAGTTTCTGCCCGGTAGCCTGCGCGACGTGGCCATATTGCTGCGCGAACGACGCAGGCGTGAAGGATTGTGGTGCGGCGCGCGCTGGTGCGAGGCTGGCCAGAAGTTGATCGTCGCTCAGAGTGCTGAAATCGGCCATGTCAGTACCCCATCGCCTTCAGACGTTCTGCGAGCGCAGGATTGCCGGCTGCGCGTCGGCGCAACTCGGAAAGTGCGGCATCCTGCCCGATAGCCGGTTGTTGAGTCTGCTGAGCAGGCTTCTGCGTCGCGCCGGCCGCGTCCTTGTTCGTGTTTCCGATGATCCCCGGAATGAGATTTGCACCGGGGCCGGCCTGCGTCTTCAGCGCTTCAATGGCGAGATCGCGGGCGCGCGCTTTCTGGCTGATAGTCGCGGCGCTGTCGCCGGGCTGCGGGAAATATTTCTTGTCTTCGTTGACGAACTCGCTTTCGGCAATAGCCGCGCCGGACTCCTTGCGCAGCACAGCCGAGATGAAATTACGCTTCGCCTGATCGTAGGATTGCTGCTGGTCCGATGCGGCACCGGCCACATTTGCCAGCGCACCGAGCGCGCCGCCGATCACGGGAACTGCACCCGCCGCCTGAACGATCCGGCTGCCGCTCGTGACGCCATTCGATTCGAGGTCACGAAGCAGATTCTGTGCATCGAGAGCGCGCGCGCCGAACGCCGTCGCGTTAGCCTGCGATTCGTTCAGCTTCCCGCCGGGCTGCTGAATGGACTGACCATCGGGGCCGACTGCCGGTCGCGCTTGGCCGGTCTGCGTATTCACGATCACGCCATTCGCAGGGTCATAATGCAATTGCGCCTGACCTTCCGTTGCCGTGTTGTGCCGTTGCGTTTCGTCGGCAGTGCGCACGCGCAGGTCGTAATCGAGTTGCTTTTGCTTCTGGTCGAGCTGGTCCTTGATCGTCAGTGCTTCATTAAGCTTTCCTTGAACAAACCTCGGGTCATACTGCGCCGGAAGATTTGCGACGGCTTGCGGGCCGAACGTCTGTGCCGCATGCTGAATCGCAGCTTCGTACGACGGTTGATCGGACACGCCGCTGAGTACTTGAGCGAGTGCACCAAACCGTTGCAATCCCAAATCGATTTGCGCCTTCTGCTGGGTGAGTTGCGCCGTATCAGCGTCAAGCAACTGCTTCTGAATGCCCGGGATTGCTGCTCCTTGGCCGCCGGATGCGAGTGCCCCAATGAGGCCGGTACGATTCACTGTGCCGTCCGGGTTGGTATTCGCGCGATATGCATCACTTACACCCTGCGACTGCGCCATCTCGCGTCGCTTGTCTTGAATCGCCAAGTCGGTAAGCGCATTGCGCTGGCGAGCATCAGAGATTGCAGAAGCCTGCGCATACGCCGTGAGCGGATTGAACGCCTGCGTGTTGACCTGAAGGGGGATGCTCGGATCGATAGCCATATTGATCACCGTCCATCCGGGTTGGAGAATTGCGAACTCGTGAACGCGCCGCGCGAGCCGTACATGCTCGTGTTATTCGAGAGCAAATTGTTCAGGAGAAGTCCGTTTGCGGCGCTGTTGATACCCCCGCTGATCGCGTTGCCGACCCCTACGGTTCCAGCGGCGGACGCATTGCCCGCAGAAGTGATTGAGTTCGCAACCGAGTTCGCAGCCTGCGCACCGGCGTTTCCAGTCTGCGCGGCAGCGTTCTGGCCGAGACCAGCGGCCGCCAGCAAACGATTCACGTTGTCGGACGCAGAGCTGTAATTCGTTTTGAACGCGGCGAGATTCCGGTTAAACGTGTCGTTGTAGGTGCTGTCGGCCAGTCCGGTCGCATACGCCTCAGCACCTTTCAGTGCTGCGCCAGATGCTCCCAACCCACGCGCGGATGCACTGTTCTGTGCGGCCTTCAACCCCTGATCGAGGGTGAACTGATAGCCTGGCGTCGCGGCGGCTTCAGCGGCGGTTGGCGCCGTAAACGAAGCGGATAGGAGAGGATTTGCCAGTGCAGAATCCAGGCCGCCTATAGCCTTTTGTCCAAAGTCGCGATATGGCGCTAAGTCCTCACGCGTCTGCTGATATTGAGCGTAGGACGTATCTGCCGCGCGCTGTGCCGCGTCTGCCTGCGTATCGGCTGCGCTGCTCGATGCTATCGCACCGATACCTGCGCTTGCGACAGACCCTCCGACAATTGCTGCTGCTACGCACATGTCTCATCTCCCGGAAGGTCTTTCAATTTGAATTCCATCACTACGTCGTCGGCGATATAACCGCGATTTTTGAGAATCTTGTACAGATTCCCAGTCCTAGTTACCGGCCACCCGATGATGCTGACCCCTCGTTCGCGGGCCGTTTTTTCGATGTGCGACATGAGGCGTGGCATGGAGAGCCGGTAATTGTGCTGTACGTAAAACGTATCGACGTTTGCGCATAACTCGGTTTTCAGGTGAAGGCTTTTGTAGAGGATCACCAGCGCATATCCGCGCAACACTTCACCTTCGTCACGCAGCGTCATGGCGATTAATGATTGGTGTTGGGCAAGGAAGAGATACTGATCGATATCTGGATCGATCTGAAGGCCACGCTGCCCGTGATAGGCACAGGTGTCCTTCTTAATGTCCGAACATTCGTCCCAGCTTTGCTGTCCGAGTGGTGTAATCTCGTCCGCAAGTTCGCGCGTAAATGTTTCGATGGAAATCTTCATGCGACGTCGGCCTCCGCGCCCGTAAGAGTCAGCGTGACGCCGGCGCCATCGACGAAAAGCGCATTCGGATTCGGAATCTTTACGTTCGCCAGTTCCGGGATCAGAATTGCCTTCCCAGCGGGTACCGATACCTGCCAGATCTGCGTTGCCGCGCCAGCAGATCCGGCAGTTGGGACGAGATAGAAATTCAGCGTGACAGCCGATGCCGTAGGATTCCAAGCGTGCGCTGAGTGGATGACGCCCTGACGCTTCGCCGTTGGCGCATATTTCGCTACGGCTGCGCCGGCAGCGATCACCGACTGAGAGAGTACGTACCAATTCACGGCCATGTCAGACCCCCATAAGAATTCGAATGTCGTCGCTGTCAGCCCGGCGCGAAACGACGTCGGTGGCCATTGCGGCCATATCTGAAGTACTGATCATCATCGGCGGTTGGGGCACGGCCGCCATGAGCATCGTTTCAATCTCTGCCAGGCGCGCGAGCGCAGCGACGGCCAGCGATGCGGCACGCATGCTCTCTGCGTCTAGTTGGAGGTCCGTCACATCGACAGGAATACTTCCCTGTTCGTTGCCGCTCTCGCCACCGGTGCGTCCGAAGAAGCCTATGATGAATTCGAGCCAGATTTCATTGACACGCCCGGAACCGTCCTGAAGCAGAAACGGAACTTCGCGCGGCGGGAAAGGGAGCGGTGCGATGTCTGCCATTAATCAGCCCCCACATCGACATACGCTCCGGCCAATGCCGTTTTACAATTTGCTGACCACGCAAGTTCAAAAATTCGACCATTCGCAAGATCGGTTCCGAGGCGATGACGCTCCACATTGCGCGAGAACTCACCGCGCTTGCCCACGCTCATCGAGATCGCATTCGACCAAGTTCTGCCGCGCGTATCAGACCAGCGAAGACGGGCCTTCGGGTCGTCCTCATATGAGGACGCCTCGCCGACCTCCATCACCGCGCGGAATTTGTCGTAGCTCATCGGCTCACCACTGCCACCGGCGATTGCCCAAGAGCGCAAACGAAGAGTCTCCTCCCCCGCGTCGTCGTAGGCATCAGGCGTGAGTTCGTAGAGATCTCCCGTCTCCCAGTCCCCCACGATCTGCTTGCCGCGCCAGTTGGCGAAGCACGCGCCCCGGTGGCGATGCTGCTTTCCGTCGTCGCTCATCCAGCCGCGCTCATGCCACTCGCTCGAGAGCATGTCGTAGCACCACGTTCGATCAGCAGTCGGGAACGTCAGGACATAGAACAAATGCGAGTCAAGCTGATGGATATAGCCGATCGCATCGTCGAGTCGCGGATACGAGCGCAATTCCTCAGTGAGCGCCGGCGTCGAGATCAGTTGCGCGCTCAACTGGCTACCACGGAACACCAGGCCGCCGCCTTGCTCGTCCTGGCCGAGCCAGAAGACGGCGCTGTCGGCCACAGCGGGGGACGCCGCCGCCGCGCACCCATGCTGAATGAAGACGCCCGGATATCGTGCGAAGGCAAAATCAGATGCCCCGGTGTTATTCCAGATTTCAGTACTGCGCTCGCCAAGCAACCAGATAAGACGGTTTGCCACGACCGCGACAACCAGCTTGTCGGGCGCACCATTCTTCGCCGCGATGTCGAGCGGGTCGAGATCCATCGAGAGCGCAGGCGAGACATAGAACTGGCGTGTGCCCGGCTGGTTGAAGACCATGAAGTCGTCGACGATGGACGCGCGCGGCGAGCCGTAGAACGCCGGATCGGTGATCTTGGCGAATGCCTTCGTGTTCATCTCGACCGTCCAGCCATTCGGCGAGCCGTCGACGATCACGATTTGAAGCGTGTTGTCCTGCATCGACACCGGCCCGGCAGGCGTGCCAATCTCGCCGATCTTCGTGAACGAGTAATCGCTGCCGATCTGGTAAATCGACTTTCCGACGGCCGCGAACAGTTCATTTGCCGAGCTGACGTAAAGGCCCGCGTAACCGGATTCCGGCGCGGTCGCGAGTTTGCGCAGGCCCGGCGTCGGGTAATAGGTCTCGGGGAATTCGCTTCCCTGCGGGTTCTTCTCGCCATAGAGGTTCAGCGAACGGACGCTCGACGCAATGTGGCTGCGAGCCTTTGACGAGCCGCCGGTGAGCGGAAGCGGGATCATACGAGCCTCCCGTAACCGCGCCAGCCGTAATCGTTGCCCTGTGGCCAGACGCACGCACCAGCGTTGCGCACGACCATCGCGCCAAACGCCAAAGTCGTGACCTTCCCGCTGGTGTTATCGGTCATCTTGATCGTGTAAGGCAGGCGCCCACATGCGTCCTTCGTATTACCGGGCACAAACACGAACGCAGTCTGCGCGGCACCGGCAGCCGACACGGTCAGCGGCGGATAGGCACAGTCCGCCACCTTCAGCGTAAGCGTCTTGCCCGTCAGGTCGACCGGTAGCGAGCCGTCGTCGACGTCTTTGGCATAGACGCTGAGCAGTACGCGGAAATCGTCCCCGGCCGCGACTTCAAAATCGCGCCGCTCTGCGGGCTGATCCATAGCGACCGAGAAAGAGATGTCCATTCAGAAATACTCCGTGCACACCGGCACGCCGGATGTGGGCGTCTGGATGACCGCGTTAATTTCGCGCTCGGCGAACGTGACCCACGACGGGTCGGCCTGTTTGCGAAACTCGGGGGCGCAGAAATACGCCGCGAGCATCACGTAGGGTTCCTCGGCGGCCTCAGGCAGCGACGAAATCGTCCAGCGCACGCGCTCATCCTTGCGGAACGACGCATGCGCCGCGCGGATCTTCTGCTTCGCGATTTCCATATCCTCGGGGTACGCCGTCTGCCCCACGCTCAGGACGCGCAGCTTTTGCAGTACTCGGGTCGCCAGATCGTTGATCGTCGCTGCCATGTGCGGCCTCGCTTATTTCTTCGACGCTTTCGCGGGCGCCTCGTCGACCGGCGGGATCTGCAACGAGGTGACCGTCGCTTCCAACTCAGCGATGCGGGCCGTTGCCTCCTGAAGCGTCTTGCCACGCTCATCGAGAGCCGCCGTCAGCTTCTCGACTTCGGCGGCGAGCGCCTCGTTCGACGCGGTCAACTCAGCGATACGGGCGTCCGACGCAGCAGACCCAGCATTCGAATCGCCATCTGCCGCAATGCCTTTCACCTCGAAATGCGGATTGCCCGCGAGTTTCTTGGCGGCATGGTCAGGCAGCTCCGCCCACTCGCCACGCGAGAGCTTCACGCCGACGTGTTCAATCGAGTGGCGATGCTCGTCACCGCTCGGATCACCCAGGTATTTGACCTTTGCCATTTCTTTCTCCTTTGTGGGCGGCCAGACCGCGCCGCCCGTATGTCCACGTTTCGGCTTACGCGTTCGGCGGCAGGAATAGAACGACGATAGATACGGTGCCGGTGGTAGCGCCCGTCGCCGGCGCAGCTTTCACCGTCACATCAACGGTATCGTTCAGCGCTAGCAGCAAGGGCTTGGCCGTCGGAGCCGAAGCGCGCGCCACGCCGCCGGTCTGGCCGATGGTCGACGCCTGAATGAAATAATCCGGATCGTCGCCGTAGCCGACGTCGAGCGAGATCGTTGGCGTTCCGTTCGTGTCGAGATCCGTCGCAGTGACGATGACATCGACGATAGTTGCGCCCTTGGGCAGCGTCGGGCTCGCGATCACATCGTTCAGTGCCAGTGCGGCGCCCAACGTGAATACGCCAACCACAGCCTTCAGGCCGTGGCCATCGCCCACGCCAGCGACAGCATTTGCCGTGCCGGTATTTGTTGCAGTAAAGGTGGTCATGTCCGTTTCCTCGATTTCAAATGCGGTTCGGGAAGCGGGCCCGAAGGCCCGCGTTAACATCACGGGCGATCAGGCGTCGGCCACGGCGGCGGCATATACCGTATGCACGCCGTGTTGCACCAGGTTCGCGGTGTCGTCCGGGCCCTTGCCGAAGAGGAGCTTTTCGACGCCGCGGATCTCCTGAACACCGACACCGGTTCGGTAGCCGTAGTCACGCACATCGGTAGTCGACTTCGTGCGCTGAGCCCATGCGACGCCGACCGCCTGCGCACCCACGAGGAAGTTGGCACCGACCTGAATGCCACCGGCGCCCACACCAGGGAGATACGGGATTTCTGGGATTTCGCGGATGATCACGCCGTCCCAGACGAGAGAACCGCCGGTGAACAGCGGATTGCTGTTCATCGAGTTGCCCTCGCGAGCGCGCGCATCACGGTTGGCTTGAACCATCGCTGGGTCTTTGCCCAGATCACGGAACGCTAACGAGTTCGCGAACATCACGAACCACTCTTCATCCTCGTTCAATCGAATCGGTTTAATGGCCGGTGATGCGAGTTGTGCGCGGCGCTTGGCAAGGCTGATCATGTCCGTGCTGAGCTTGTCGGCAGTGTTGTCGATGTTCGCGAGCGACGCCGAGTGGTCGTTGCCCGTGTTGTTCGACACCGATGCGCCGAAGAGCACGCGGTCGGCATTGTCGGCCAACCATGCATCTTTCTGCACCTCGGTCGCCGATGCGTAGGGAACGCCATTGATCGAGTACAGCGCCGCGATCGTGGCGTCACGCAGCTTTTCCATCGCCCAAAGCTTAAGTGCCATTTTTCCTGCGTTGCGCAGGTCGATCGCTGACTTCTGCTCATCCCAGTCGGTGACGATTACGGCATTGCGCAGCGGATTGACCGTGACGGCCATCGAACGCGAGTCGAGTTCTTCTTCGTTGCCTTCGAGCACCTGGTTGCCGGTGACGCCTTGTCCCTTGAGCTTGCGGACGTTGGCGAAGGTCACGCGATCTCCCGACTTGCGGGTCAGATCGTCTTTCAGTTGGATGATCGAGTTTTCATCGGTGCCCATGTACCGCTTAAAGCGGTTGTCACGGACGTATTCCATGAAGAATTGATCGTCCCATTGCTGCGGGGTCAAGCCCGCGCGGGCGGTAGTTTCAGCCATTTTTCGTTACCTCTTCGAATTGAGAATGTCGGACAGCGCCGTAGGGCCCGTCCATGCCGGCGCAGTGCGCGGCGCGGCGGATCGTGCGGTCGCGAGAGTTTTCGGAATGACTGGCTGGGCGGTAATGGCAGTCGTTTGCGCGACGGTCGATGCATCAGTAGACGCTTGCGACTGTTGCGCTTGCATCTCGGCCATGAGTTCATCTCGCAACTTCTGGCGGTACGCCGCCGGATCGCTGCCGATTTCTTCCATCGCCTGAATGCGCTTCGCCTGGTCGTACATCCATCCATACGGATTGATCTGGCGTCCCATTTCCGCGCCGAGAGCCGGATTCTTTGCGACGGCTTCCTGAAAGATCTTCACCATGTCGTCAACGTCGTCGTGCTTGGCGCGAAGCAACATTTCGGAGGTGTTGAATCGCTCGTTCAGAAGCGTCGTATGAAGATCCATTTCGACCGGCTGTTGCGCTTGCATTGCCTGCGGTTGCGAGTGCTGCGTCCGCAAAGCTTCGAGCGCTGCCTCGGCTCGGATTGCCTTTTCCTTCCAGTCCTGTCGTCCCTTGCGTTCTTCCTCAAGAGCTTTCAGCGGCACCATGGATCCAGTCTGTTGTGCCGGCGTCGCACTCGCATCCGCGCCCTCGTCTACGCTCAGCGTTGCTGCTGCCTGTTGCGCTTCCGCTTGCGTGGCCGCGTCGCCCGTAGTGGATTGCTCAGTCGCCGCCGTTGCCGTGTCGCCTTGCTGCTGCTGCGCGGCGTCGTTCGGTTCTTGCGGTGCTGCCCCACTCAAAACGTCGTCCAGTGATGTCGTCATTGCTCTCTCCAACACGCCCGAATTGGCCCGGCGGCAGCCATACGCCCGATCCCCGGCGGCGGGTTATGCGAAATCTGTCACCTGTGCCGGGCGCTGCGCGTCGGCAATCGTCTTGATCGAATCAACTTGAAGGGCCGCAGTCTGCGCATTGATGCGCCGGATTTCGGCAGCCTTCTTCATTTCGTCGAGGGTCGACGGTTGTTGCTGAGGCTGCGGAGCGTCGGGGCCGCGTTGAGCGTTCGCCATGGACTCGGCGGCCTGCGCGCGAGCCTTCAATGCATCTGAATTGGTCTTGTTGATGGTCGCCTCTGCCTGCGCCTGCCCGATCTGTGCAGCACCCTGCTGAGCGGCTGCACGCTGTTCGCGCGCCTTATTCATCTGATCAAGCAATGCATCCTTGTTGCGCAAGCTCGAAGCACGGATAAGAACCTCGGTCGGGATCGGGTCACCTGTCTGCGCGAGTGCAGGCGCGATCTGCGCGAGAATCTGAAACTGTTCGGCTTGGATATTCGCGACGTCAGGGCCTTCCTCGATGATGATGTCCACGTCCAGACCGGAGATTTCGTTATCGCGGCGCACGACTTGGTCGAGACGCGGGTCGCCAGGCTGCAATTGGTATTGCTGCGTTATCTGCTGTGCCTGCTCGGGCGGCATGGCCGCGAGTTCGTCGGCGAGCGTCACCGGCTGGTTCAGCCCGACCCACTTCAGATTGCGTTCGTCATCAGTTACACGCACCCACGTCGGGCCCGTCCAGAATTGGCGCACACGCAGCCAAGACGCCTCCATGACTTGCTGCGTCCACTGGCGCAGGTCATCGACAATAGGTTCGACCTCGATTGCGCCGCCCGCCTGCTGCGCTTGAATCGCGCGTCCCGACTGAATACGCGGGTCTTTGCCTGCCATCGCGGCATTTGGGCCGCTGGCCTGCATCTCGCCCGTCGCATGACGAAGTAGCTCGAGCTGTGCCTGCGCCATGCCATCGGTCGGCAGCACGCCGAAATCGGCATTCAACTGGCCGCCAGCTTCAACTTCGATGTGCCCGTCAGGCTTCGCGAGTTCGCGCTTCGCCTTGTCGACGTCGAGGATTGCCTGACGGTTGCCGAACGTCTGGCGCACGCTCATGAGGTGCAGCGCCTTGCTGCGACGCTTGTTGATCTCGTCCTGAAGAGGGATCAGGTCGCGCACGTGGCCGTAACGGTTATTCTCACGGTCGACGTATGCTGAGCGCAGGATGAGCGACGACGTCGGATTGCCCTCACGGTCAACGTAGGGCGACGGCATCGGATCGTCTAGATATCCGCCGCGCGTGAACGTCGCGACCATCCACTGACCGCCCTGCCGCCAGTGCATTTGCACGATGCGAACGCGAGTTCGACGGTTGTCGGCCCAGCGTGAGTACTTCGGCCGGTCGTCGTATGTGTCGGCCATCGAACCGCTATTCAGCGTGTTTTCGATAGCCGCCGCACGGTCCGGGTAGGCTTCAAGCGCTGCTGCGCGATCTTCCCAGATCACGATTCCCTTGTAGCGGGCATCGGCGAAATCTTTGTCGCGGCTGTACGGATCGAAGAAGATGCGATCCCACGGCACGCGTTTGATGTCCACGGCATAGCCATCATTCGTGGGGCGCACGACGACGTCGGCGCCGCCCGTGCCCTCGATCATCATGTCCTCGAACACGTCTGAGCGCGTCACGTCAAACTTGTTCTGATCGGCCACGAAGCGAAGCGCATCTGTCGCCGCTTCCGACATCTGCTCTTCGTGGGGGGTGCGCGGGAATGCCTTAGGGTCGCTGCGCAGACGGCGTTCGAAGCCACGGAGGTATTCGACCTTGCGCTTGATGTAGTTGATCGTCAGGGCTGGCTGGCCTCGGCGCGCAAGCGTCGCGAGTTCTGCGGCAGTCCACTGTTTCGCGTCGTAGTAATCTCGGTCGCGCTCGGCAAGCTTGCGAGCGTCGTCGGTCATTTGCTCCGACTCTTCGAACCAGCGGCAAAGCACCGATACGTCTGGCGCTTCGATCACGTCGACCTGAACTACTGCCACGGGTTGACCCTGCATCACGCCACTTTCCACGATCCCTCCCCGTCGCCGTCGTTCCGGCTGAATGCACGATCCCAGCGGTCTTTTTCAACCCGCTTCTGTTCCTTAAACGGCACAACAGCCGGATGCGCTTCGGCAAGCGCACGCCCCATCAGGCTGCCCGCGTCGACCTCGTCGTCGTGCTTACCGGTCGGGAATTGGACGTATTGCTCGATGATTTCGTCGCCTTCCGGCCCTTCGGGAATCCATACGCAGCCTGACGACGCCATGCCCTGAAACGCCTGCGCCTTGACCTGCTTGTTGCTGCCGTGGGGGGTAATCGGCTCGACGCGCACGAACTGGCGCTCGGCGCGCATCTGCTGCGTGATGAAGCCGGCTGAAGCTTTCCAGTTGTTGTCATCCTCGGGGAACCACGCGAGCGGGCGGTGCTTGGCAATCAAGCCCACCAGACCCCGCTCGCGCTTCCCCACCACGCGCTCGGCCAGCTTGTCCATCGTGAGGTGCTCACGAAAGCCGTCGAGCAAGTAGACGTCGTTGTTTGCGGCCACGCCCCAGACACGAACGCACGCGAAGTCGTTGCCGTCGCCACCGGCGGGCGCGTGGTCGCTGGTCATGTACTTGTTGAGGTGCGCGGGTTCGCTGCCCGGGCGGTACCGGCGGAACCAGATGCGCTGGAAGTACGTCCCTTCATCGGGCGACGGTTTCTGCTGATACAGGCTGTACCAGGTGCGGCGATTCTTCTGGAAAGGCTTCCAGTGATCGAGGCTGAACCACTCGGGCCAGAGCGTTTCACCGAGTGCGCGGCCGAGCGGGTCGTCAGTGCGATCGGCGATGGCCGGTAGGCAGATGACGTGCCATGTGCGGCCGTCGCGTCCCTCAAACACGCCGGACTCGCCGTCCCAGTCTTCGGGCAGGATGCGGCCCGCCGGGTCGTCGCGGTGCCAGCGCGTGAGCATCATGATCTGCGGTGCGCCCGGGATGAGACGCGAGCAAAAATCGTCGATGTATGCGTCCCACGTCTTTTTGCGGATCGTCTCGGACTCTGCCTGTTCTCGCCCCTTGATCGGGTCGTCAATGATGCCCAGGTGCGCGCGGTTGCCGGTCAGGCCAGATAGCAGCCCCCCGGCCATGTACTCGCTTCCGTTCGTAAGCGCCCATTGGTCGGCGGCTTGGCTCTCGGCAGACAGACCAATACCGCGCGTCAGACGTCCGAACGACGGCGACTTGATGAGCTGGCGTGCGCGGCGTCCTTGCTTCGCTGCAATGTCACTCGCATAGCTGGCGAGGATGACGTTGCGACGCGGCGCGCGCGCCATGAACCACGGCACGAACACGACATCGACGTACGTGCTTTTCGCGCTGCCCGGCGGCATCAGCACCATCAGGTTGGGAATGAGGCCCGCTTCGACGTCCTGAAGCGCGCGGCAGACGAGTTCGTGATGCGCAGCCAGCTTGCCGAGGCGCATCATCGTGAACTGGTCTTCATCTTCCGAATCGGTCAGCGGCACGGTCGGGATGTCGACCATGCAAGCGAAGTCGGGCAGGCTGCGGCGTGCCAGTTCGGCGCGAGCGTTGAGAACGTCCTGAATGGAAAATTCGCGGGCGCCCATCACTCACCACCCTTCACTGCGATGGATGCGAGCGCGCGAAGCTGCTCGTCGGAGAGCTTCGAGACGTCGAGGGAGGTTTCGTGCTTGATCGGGCCACCGGCGGCGCCCGTTACTTCGTGCGCCACGCGGTCGCGCCACTGCTCGGGCTGGCGGTTCTTCAGCCAGTAGATGCAGGCCGTGACGTCGCCGCCCTTGGCCTTCTCATACAGCGAGCTGACGACCTCTGCGTCGGCCGAGAGCTTGCCGAGCTTGCACGCGTCGGCGAATTTCGATTCCTTCTGCTTCCAGTTGCGCAGCGTGCGGTCAGTCACGCCGAAGAATCGGGCGATCACGTCGTCGGTCGCACCGAGCAGGCACAGCTTGCGCGCTTGCTCCGCGTATTCCGGCTGGTATGACGATTTCGCGCCTCTCGGCATTTCCGCCCCGCTGTTTATAACCTGCGGTGATTATTTGGCGGCATGGCAGACGAGATTTCGTCTAAATCGTCGGGCGAGGGGAAATCGCAGGCAACAAAAAACCCGCCGAAGCGGGTTTGCATGAGCAGAAGACGCGTCACTCGGCGCGATCCTCAAAATGCAGGATGGCCATCAGTTGTTCTCGCGTGAAATCTCCATCAAGCGTGATAGATGCCTGATGATTGCCCATCTGCCACCATTGCGGTCGATTCGTTCTCTCATTCCAGTTAATCCACTCTCCCCCCCCGCGCGCCGCAAGAATCAGCAATGCCTCCTCGTCTGTCATGCTCACCTCACATTGATAGATTGATACCGCGTCACGAGCGGTGCATCTCCGCCCGACTTACCCACCTTCGCCGACCAGTGCGCCAGCAAGCACATGCCTACGGCGTGCGTCGGCTCGCTGCCATTCTTGTATGACTGGAGCGACGAACGAGGAATCGATGTGTCCCGCGCAAGTTGGTATAGCGAACCGCCATCCCGGCAAAGGTCCGTGAGCACACGGAACCAGTCGACGCGCACATCGAGCGGGACGGCGTTGGGCATTCGTTCACTTCCCCGAGGGCAGACGTTGGCTGACGGCGCGGGCAGACTTGTCGACCTCGGCACCGGCACGCACCAGCGCCGGGACGTCGGCCTTCGTAATCACGCGCGCGTTGTTACCAGGCTTCGGGTCAGCGGTGATCAAGTTCAGGTCCGGGTCGAAGTAGATTTCAGGCTGCGTCATTGGCCGTTCCCTCGTTGTCGCGGATGATCACGTAGCCATCGCGGCCTACGACCGTCACATGCGTTTCGCGTACCACCACGGAGAAGATGTCGCCGACGGAAACGGCGCCCCGAGCGATCGCTCGGGAATCGGGCGCATCACCGCCCTTCGTGGAACCCTCGCTGGTGCCCGTCTGCAACTCGCCGGTTGATTCGTTCGATTGAGTCCCGAGCCCAACGTCGGCCAGCGTCGCATCCGCACCGCTCGATGCCGTGGTGCTCGTCTCGGACGACGCCTGTTCCGTCGCAGCGACAGGCTCCCCCACTTGCGCCACCTCGGCGCCTGATTGTTGCTCGTTGACATCTTCCATGTTCATGCTCCTTTGGGTTGGTGCTGCTGATCGCGCCACGCCAGGAACGGCCGGCGCACGATGGTGTGAAAACGTTCTGCCGCGCCGGCGTCCTGATCGATCTGTCGACGGCTATCGACACCGCACGCGATGCGGATGAACTCGGCGGCGTCGTCAGGGGTGATCGGTTGATGAGCGGCTTCGGCCAGCCACGCACGAAATTCTGGCTGGCGCGGAAGGATGCCTGCGAGACGGACAAGGTTGCTCATGTTTAGGGGCGGAAAGTGATCTCGACGATGGCGATTCCGAGCGCCGAGCAAGCGGCGATGAGCACGCAGGCGAGCCCGACGAAGACGAGGATTGCGCCGATTGGGTCGCGCATCACGCACCCCCGAACAGAGCGGCTGTGAGCGGGTCACGGCGCACGAGCTTGCCGGTACGCGTGGCGTAGCGCAGGCGCGCGTTCTGATTGCGACGCAGGTAATGCTCGGGGTTGTCCTTGAGCTTCTTCGCGGTGTTCTTCCACCTCTCGGCACGCGTGAGCGGCACCGGCCTGGGTGCATCCTCACCGGCGCCCAGGGCGTATTGCGGCGCCCACTGCCCCGCCACCGAGTAACGCACCCACTTCGCGATGTGAAGCTCCTTTGCGTCATGGTGCTGGCGCAGCAGAAGCAGCATCTGGCGGCGCGAGTAGCCCGTGACGAGCGCGAGATACTTGGAGTCGGCTGACGGCACCTTGCGCAATTCGCGCTGGATCGCGGGCCATGCGATCGAGGGATTGCGGTATTGGTCGATCTCACGACGCGGCAGGCCCAGAGCACCGCGTGCGCGCTTCGGCACGGCGATCTCGGTGCGTCCGAGTTCGGCAGCGATCTCATCGACCGGCACGTCGCGCGCCCACAGTTCGCAGAGCCGGGCGTCTTGCTCGGGTGTCCAATGCGTGTTTGCGGTCATCGTGCGTTCTCCCGCGTGATGGCCAGCGACAGGATGGCCAGGGCGTCGGCCTCGTTGTCGTCAGCGGGGCGGAAGCCCTTAGCACGCGCAGCGGCGATCATTTCTGGCTTCTTGGCGTTGCCTTTCCCAGCCCAAGCCTTCTTCACCTCGCCAACGCCGACACCCGTCGGTTGCAGATTACGGCCCCCGCACCAATGTTCGAGGTGAGCCAGGAATCCCCCGTAGACATGGGCCGTGACAATCACGTTGGGGTTTTTCTGCGAACCATGCGCCTGAACGTGCTCGAAGTACACGGCGTCAAAATCGCCAACGCTGGAACACAATTCGCTCAGGTGTGCCCGGAATTTGTTCCACCTCAACGCGCGTCCGGTGAACCCACCATTCGAGGTGGAACACGAGACGCTGCCGCTACGCACCACGCCATTCCGGTCCACCGTCGCCCAGCCGAGCTTCGTGCCGAGGTCGAGCGCGAGGATCGAACGGCACGTGTCAAACGTGCGCGCGCGCGCGAGGTCCGGGAATTCGTCCATCTCGCCGGGGTATGCCGGCATTTCATCGAAAAGTGTCATTCGGCCATCTCCGGGATGAGGGATTGAACGGCTGGCGGCGTGAACGGCAGTTCAGCAGTGGGCACCGAGCGCACCTTCGCCTTTTCGAGGTTCGCCGTGCATTCGGCGATGAGGGTCAGGTAGAGCCGCTCTGTCCAGTGCTTGATCGATTGCTGCTCGTTGATCGTGCGAACGTGATCGACGAAGGCATGCTCTTTTCGATCAAACACCTTCACGGAGCGCGTCTGGTTCGCGGGTGCCAAGTCGGGGCGCCCCATGCGTGCCATCGCATCGGATGCAGCACGGTGACGGCCGTTGACCCAGTCGAAAGGGTGAATCGTCGCGGCGTTGAGGTACGCACGGACGAACGCCGAGCGCTCGTGCATGCGGCGCGTGACCTCCTGCCAGTGCATCGGCAGGACATGCGCGTGACAGCCGCATAGCCAGTCCGCCCCGGTCTTCGTGGTGCCGGCGAGCATGCAGCCGTGAGCGGCGCAAAGCCACTTCGGGCCGTTGTCCTGCGAGGTCGTGGTGGTATCGCTCATGCTGCGGCTCCTCGTGAGTTTTCGGCCTGCTTGCGCTTGATCCGATCGATGTACGAGTCTCGAGACTCCCCGACGCGCGCCTCGCCAGCGCCGCATTCGCGGCCGGCCTGCGTGAGTTGTGTGTCGTTGAGCGTGTGTAGCGGTGGTGCTTTGGGCTTAGGCGGGGGGCGCCGGTGCTTCTCGACGAACGAGCGCACGAAGCCTGCGTTGACGGGCGTGGGGTCCGACGCCTTGTCGCGTTCGCTCACGGCATCGTCGTAGGCTGCACGCAGTTCCACGGCGGTGATGCTCATGGACGCCAGGTCCAGCACCGGCTGGGTCGACGCATTCAGCCCCTTGGGAAACTTGCCCCGCTCTCGTTCCCAGGCGATCAATCGTTTCGAAACGTCGACGGCGACGAGAAGCGAATTTTCGTCATTCGCGGGAGGTGTACCACCGTCGTTGTTAGAACCTAATTCCTTTCGACTCGACTCGACTCGACTCGACTCCGTCGGCGAGTTGTCGTCGAGCGGTCGGCGATCATTCGGCGACTTGTCGTCGACATCTCCACGACTACTCGTCGAATTTGACGATGAGATGCGGGTTTTGCGGCGCGCCGGCGCGTTTGCAGGGAGCGTGCCGTCGGGACGAGGGTGCGTGTAGGTCGGCTTTTCGATCTTCTGGTGATGCCAGCCGGTAACAATCCAAAATGCCTCGCCGTCGACTTCGTACTCTTCGACGAGACCGATCGACACCAATTCGTCGACCAGTCGGCGAATGTCCAACGAGGTCAAATCATCTGCGGGGAAGACTTCGGCTTTGAGGCGCTTCGGGCTGGCTGGGTGGATTCCTGCGTCATCGCAGAAATTCCACATGCCGATGAACAAGAGCCGCGCGTCGCGCGACAGCTCCATAACCTGCTCAGAGGTCCAGAATTCGGGCTTGGTAGAGCGGATGCGGGCCATTTAGACCCCCATCCGAAAGCGATTGCCCGCGCCATTGCGGCACGGGAGACGATGAATCAGTCGCGCTTTTTGCGTGACATGATGTGCTCGACGTTGTCGGAGAACACCATATTCAACCAAGTGTCCATGTCGGACTCCACTCGATCGGCAAGATGAAGCCATTCCTCGACCCAACGCGCCCATTCCTCGTTGAGTGGTTCGCCGTCCACGAGTGAGCGATGCAGAGCAACAATCACGCCGATTGCATCGTGGAGACTGCTCCCAGCTTTCGCCTCGGAATACAGTTTGTCCCAGTACTTCCTTTGGAATTCGCGCTCTTCGCGTAATTCCTCGGATGGCTTCTTTGTGCTGTCCATATTGGTCCGTTCCGGTCAATGAATTAGGAACGTCATCATACAAGGCGCGCATCGTTCACCCCCTCCGACGCAGCACGAACCACGTCACGGCGACGATGCAGACGATGGGCACGGCGGCAATGATGTCGGCCATGTCACACCACCCGCACGCTCGGAGCGCGCTGCGGCGTGGTGCCGCTACCAGTAGATGGGCGGCAGTAAATCACCTCGGTGAGGCTCTGGATCTGCTGCACCGTCTGGTGTATCTGGTTGCCAAGGCGCTTCAGGTCGGATTTCTCCTGTTCGTCGACTTCACCGTCTTCGGTCGCTTCCTGATGGCGCTGTGCGAGCGCGCCAAACTCCGTCGTAAGGCGCATGAAGAGGCCAAGCAATTCCTCGTTGTCAGGCTGCTCAGTCGGCTCTGGAAGACGCACCAAGACGCTATTGCGCTCGGATGCCCAAGCGTGAAGGATTCGCTCGTCGCCGGTCAGGTCGGTCATGTTCACCGCCTCGGCCAGCGATAGAACGTTGCGGTTCTCCGGGGTCCGATTGCGGTTGACCTTGTTGCGCAGTAGTGCGGCTGAGATGCCCATGCGAGGTGCGAGCGATTCGGAACCGCCCTTGTAGTCATGGACGAGGTGATATGCAGCGTCGGATGTGTTCACGGATCAGTCTCGCGAATGTTGTGCGGTGCAGCGTCGCGCGGGAAACTTCATCCCAAGCGACAACGAAACGGCGGAGTTCTCGGCCATGCGAGAATTAATGCCGGCTTGCAGGCCATCGACATTAACTTTCATCAGTGAGGACTCCATGAAAGAAGGGAAGCAACAGCCACTCAACCCGGATGACGTTGCAGCAGTGATCCAGGCATTCAGCAATACGGTTTTGATGCAGCAAGCGAAAATCGACCTGCTGGAGCGGGCAATGCATTTGCTCTTGGAAAGAGCGCAACACAAATCACAAATTGCGTTAGCGCTACGTCAATCGGCGAACGACCTTGGAGATGCGTTTTCGAGCCACCCGCTGTCAGCGCCATATGACGAGAAGCTGACGCTCTCGCTTGCTGCGATGCTTGAAGTGCTCGGAGAGCCACCTTCCCGCGTATGACCGATCGGTTGTTCACGCCGCAACCTGATCGGGTTGATTAATGAAGCCATCAGGAACGGACTTACCGTTTTGAACTGCGGCGCCGATCACCATTGCCGTGCGTTGCTGGTCGAGCTGATCGGGCCACTGAGACACGGCGCCCTTCGTGATGCCGAGCGCTCGAGCAAGCGCAGCACCGCTGCCAAAAATGGCCGTGGCCTGCTGTTTCGTTAGGTTCATATCGTCGGCTCCAATAGGTCTTGCCGAGAGTATAGAACCCTAAACTGAATTTGGAAAGTGCTCTAAACCACGATTCGTTTAGATTTCTATCCCATGAGCACACTTGACCAACGAATCCAAACCATCATCGACGAGACCGGCGCCGAGCAAATCGAGATCGCGACGGCGGCCGGCGTCACTAAGGGAACCGTCAACCAGTGGCTGGATGGGAAGATAAAGTCGATAAAGCTTGAGTATGCGATTGGCATCCAAAAGCGCTATGGATACAACGCCGTATGGATCGTCATGGGTGAAGGTGACAAGAAAGTCGGCACAGCCGGATTCGCAAATGTGGCTCCAGCGCAGGTTGGGGAACGCCGTGTTCCTCTCATCAGTAGCGTGCAAGCTGGTCTGATGACAGAGGTAGTCGATCCGTTTCCGCCAGGCGGCGCATTCGAATACCTTTTGACGGATCTAGACCTGTCCGATCATGCCTTCGCACTTGAGATCGAAGGAAACTCGATGCTGCCCGAGTTTCATCCTGGTGACCGCGTGATTGTTGATCCAGCAATCCATCCACGGCCCGGCGATTTCGTCGTTGCGAAGAATGGTCGCGAAGAAGCGACCTTCAAAAAGTACCGGGCGCGCGGTATCGGAGCACACGGCCGAGAGGCTTTCGAGTTGGTCCCACTGAATCCAGATTATCCGACCATCAGCAGCGATCATGAGCCGGTGCGCATCATTGGTGTAATGATGGAGCACCGTCGCTATAGAAAACGATAACTGTTTGGGCGCAAGCCTACTTCGGAGAGTTAATGAAAAGAATCATCTGCGGAGCCGCACTGGCATTCGCGCTTACGGGATGTGCAACTTATGACTTGTCGCTAATGCCGAGAGGGCCCGGGAAGATGGCTTTTGGAACGGCCAAGCAGGTCGACAAAAGTGTATCTATCACGATCAACGAGCGCGTCTACGACGGGAAGTTTTCCTATATGCAGGGTGGCGCGTTCACGCTTGGAACGGCCTTCTCGGGAGGCCAAGTCACGACTGGCAATGCGATCGGTATCAGCGCAACCGGGAACGGCAACGTACTCGCGCAATCGCAGGACGGTCACAATCTCCGCTGCGTTTTCTCGTTCAGTGGCTGGAGCCAAGCCGGGACTGGCACTTGCATAACCGACGATCAACAGATTTATGACCTGCAAATATCGCGATGACCAGCGTGCGTCTCGTCCATTGAGCTGATCGCTCGTTCCGACAGATCCCGCCTCGGCGGGATTTTTTTGTGATATTGGTTTAGACTACTTGACCATTGCAGAATAGTTTTCTAAACTCGCCTCACATCCACACGGAATGCGAGGCGAGCAGATGCCAGCCTCGAAGCTCTTTGACAACTTGGGAATCAGGAGAGGGGGCGCGGCCTTGGGAAGTGGCGCGTGAAGCCCGGCGTCTTTCGACGCCGGGGGCCTACTAGCTGAAAAGGAACATGAGCAGTGCGATCAGTGCATGCAACTGCTTGTAGTTCAGTTTCAGTTTGAGTGTCAGCTCGAACATGGCAATAGCCCTGTTTTCGCTGGCAGGCCTGCCAACTGTTGAGGGTTGGCATTTGTAGAGCGCCGTGCCTGGCGCTTGCGGTTCACGTGTCTAGAATCGTTCCCCGCATCTGTTACGGCGTTATCCCTTTCGGGGCGCTTTCGCAGATTCGATCCACGGAGATTGGGTAGCCAACGCCCGTTACGGTCGGCGGCACCTAAGCGCCCACACACCGTGGACCATTAGCGGCTTGTGAGGCCACAACTGGGATTCACGGTCCCAGCGACGCCATCATAGCAAAGCCGGTCAGCCCCCTCCCCTGATTCTCAGGTTGCCAAAGCATTTACTTGCGAGGCACACATGCAACCCACCAGCAGCACCATTGATCTCGAAACCGTAGTCCTGAGCGCTGGCGCTCACGAGGCTGATAGCGGCGAACACTGCCTGCTCGAAGTCGTGAGCCTGTTCGCGGGCGAATCCTTCGGCGATTCCCCGGCGTGCGTCGATCCGGTTCTGGCCGCGTTCGGCCGAGCTTGGAACGACGGCATGCGCACTGACGAAGAGCGCGCCCAACTCAAGCAGTACATCCCGTTGCTCGTCGGCACCGCTGGCTCGAAAGAACTCTCCGAAAAGCGCTCGTGGATGGCCTTCGACTGGCTGGTGCGCGTGCACTGCGCTGCTTGGCTTGCTCTTACGCCTGCGCTGAAGGTTCACGCCGACATCCTGGTGTCTCTGCCGGCCATCACTTGCCGCGCTGAACTCGATATTGCTTTGCCCAAGATCAAGGAGGCACGGGCCGCCGCACGGGACGCCGCATGGGCCGCCGCAGGGGACGCCGCAGGGGCCGCCGCACGGGCCGCCGCATGGGCCGCCGCATGGGCCGCCGCAGGGGACGCCGCAGGGGACGCCGCACGGGACGCCGCAGGGGCCGCCGCAGGGGACGCCCTCGAGCCCACCGTAAAAACTCTTCAGGTCAGCGCACACGAGTTGTTCGCCCGCATGATCGACGCAAAGTGAGGTGACAAGATGACCGCACCCCTACCCTTCACCGCGGCGCACCGCCGGTTCCCGCTGGGATCGGCGAAAGCGGCTGCTCATCCCGAAGAGTTTCGGGAACAAGTTGACGCCCGGGCTTCACTGATCGAGCGCGCATGCCTGATCTCCGACGTGACCGAAGCGCTGGGCTCGCTGGCGCTGCCGGAAGACATGACCGTGATCTGCGCGGCTTTCCGCTCTGGCTATCCCGATGCACTCGGGCCGGTGCTCGTCCGCATGCTCCGCCGCGAGTGGCGCGAGCTTGCCGACGTCGAGATCACGCGCGAACTGAACGACGTCGAGCGTGGCGTCGCGGCGCCTGATGCGATTCCTTCCTACGTTCTGGCGCGCGAGGTGGCTATCGCTCAGATGGGAGGGTGCCATGGGTGACATCGCCGAAATGATGCTCGATGGCACGCCCTGCGAGGGGTGCGGGACGTATCTCGGCCGCGTCGACGGTTTCCCGCAGCGCTGCCGAAGCTGCACGAAGGATGCCCCGTCCGGAGTGATCCAGTCGCCGAAGGTTGCCTGTCAGCGCTGCGGACGCCGGGTGAAAGCATCCGGACTGATGGATCACATCCGTGATGCGCATCCCGAACGAGGTGCCGCATGAACCTCCTCCGCCGCCTTGACCGATTCGCCAATCGTCGCCCGTTCCTCGCTGGCACCGTCGCCGCCGTTGTGCTGTTCTGCCTGTATGGCATCGTCGGCTCGATGGATTACGCCGACGCCATGCGCGCCGCGCAGCCCGTCGTTTTTCGGAGCGTATGACCATGAGCCAAGACAGCGCCCTCGTGGTCGGCATGCCGATCGATCAGTACCACGCCGACACGGAATCCATCTCGAAGACTGGCCTTGATCTGATTGCGCGCGCCCCGGCCATCTACTACGCCCGCATGCTCGACCCGCAGTACGAGCGCGTCGCGGAGAAGCTGGGCGAAGACTGCGAAGAGACGAAGCCGGGCCAGTTGGAAGGCACGCTAGCGCACTGCGCGATTCTCGAGCCTGACGAGTTTGGCAAACGCTATGCCATCGGGCCGGCCGTGCGCCGCAATACGAAAGAGTGGAAGGCATTCGAAGAGAAAGCGCGCGCTGACGGGAAGATCGCAATCAAGGGCACGCAGTACAACACGGCGATGTATCAGGCTGATTCTGCTCACCGTCATCCACGCGTGAACGAGATTCTGTCTGGCTTCTATCAGGTGGAAGTGTCCGCGTATTGGACCGATCCGCAGACAGGTGTCAGGTGCCGTTGCCGTCCGGACGTCGCAAAACAGATCGATGCCACATCGTCCGTTCTGATGGACGTCAAGACGTTCTCCAGTGCTGATGCCAACGAGTTCAGCAGACAAGCCGCTCGCAAGCGCTACCACGTACAAGACCCGTTCTACACGCAGGGATACGAAATCGCGTCGGGCACGAACGTCGAAGACTTCCTGTTTTGCGTGATCGAAACCGAATGGCCGTTCGCAGTTCAGGTGTTCTCGCTCGACGACGAGAGCCGGACCGAGGGCTACAACGAAGTGCATCGCAACCTCGACGTGTACGAGCGATGCCTGCGCACAGGCGTCTGGCCCGGGTATGGCACAGAAGTGACCAAGATCCGACTACCCGCCTACGCCCTGACTTACGAAGAAGTGGAGATTTCCTATGCCGAATGACATCACCGACTTGCGGCACACCGTCGTGCCCAAGAGCGACCAGTTGAACGCCGAGCAATTGCTTACCGCTGACATGACCATCACCGTGACCGACGTGCGTGTCGGCGGCGGCGCAGATCAACCGGTCAGCATCCATTACCAGAACGACGACGGGCGCCCGTTCAAGCCATGCAAGACGATGCGCAAGCTGCTGATTTTCGCGTGGGGCGAAGACGGCCGGCGCTGGATCGGCAAGTCCATGACGCTATTCAACGAGCCGAGCGTGAAGTTTGGCGGCGAAGTGGTTGGCGGCATCCGCATCAGCCATCTGAGCGATATCGAGAAAGATATCGCCGTATCGCTCACGTCGACGAAGGGCAAGAAGGCCCAGCACTTCGTGAAGCGCCTCGTCATGACACCGGCTGTGACGCTGGAAGAAGTTCTCAAGGCCATCGCAGCGATGAGCGACAGAAAGTCGCGCGAGGCTGCCAAGAACCTCGCCATGCAGCTTGTCGACGAGGACGACGCCATTGCAGCAACGAACGCTTTCAACGCCCGCGTCGCTGAACTGCGCGGCCCCATAGCACCGTCCGACAGCCAGTAACCCGCCACCTCCCGGAGATACCCAACATGTTCGAAATCCTCAACGCTCAGACCGCAAAGCTCGTCAACTACAACCCGCGCGCGGAGAAGCACGGAAAGGTGAAACGCCCCGCCGCCACGATGCGCGTGCAAGTCGTGATGCAGGCTCGCTCACTCGACATGCTGGCGCCTGGCTTGTACGACTCACTCTACATGCAGATCGAAAACCCGGAAGACATGCTCGCCACCAGCACCCGTCGGTTCTCGAAGATGGCCCCGTTCGCATGGTCGTTCGAGGGTAAGGGCTACGTCGCTACAGTCGATTACGGCCTCGGCGGTGAGAGCGATATCGAACTGGTCGAGTGCACCGTCAAAAACATCAAGGTGACGCCGGAAGAGAATGACATCGTTATCTACGACTTCAACATTAACTGTGCGCCGGACGAGCGCGAGAGCGGCATTCTCGATCACCGCATTCAGCAGGACATCATCATCAAGCTGGTTGCCCCGGAGCCGCAGACTGTCCAGCAGTTGTTCGGGGAAGACATCGAGCAGCACGAGGAAGAGGAAGTCGCCTGATATGCCGGCCATCTCCACAACGACCATGATCAAGTCGCTGGAGCAAATCGCTAGCGACTTGACCGCCGATGAGCGCGCCGCGCTCCAGCCCATGCAGATCGCCATGCACTCCGGAGTCGTCACCCAACTCACCGGCGAGCAGGTCGAAGAGCTTGACGCCATGTACGCCGTTTACTTCGGGAGCACCGTATGAACACCCTTCTGCAACTCTGGCGCGAGGTGTGCGAGCGCTCTCCGGGCCTCGTCAACCCTGATGGAAAGCACCTGATCGTCAGCGAGAGCGACTGCCTGCTGCTCGGCTGCGAGATCGAGCGCACTTGCGCGCCGCCCGCTCCGCCGTCGATTGTCGAGACGCTCGCGCCGACCGATCTCAAGACCGTGACGTTTGATGCGAGCCAGTGGCAACTGGTGCCGAAGAAAGTCACCGACGAGATGGCCGGTGCTTTCATGAATGGCGGCGAATATCCCGGGCGTCTCAAAGGGAAGGCATGGGGTAACGGTAGCGAGGAATGGTATGGAGACCGGGAACGCTTCGATATCGACTACAGCGCCATGCTCGCCGCCGCCCCCACGCCAGCCGCACAGAGCGCAGGGCAAGAGGCGGTAAGCGCATGCAGCGTATGTTATGGCACCGGCTTCGACGTTAACGGTAAGCCATGTGCTTTCCCTCATGTGCCGCTGCGAACTGCTTACACCAACGCCGTGCCCGTGAATGGCGGCGAGTGCAGGGACGAAGCAGGTTTGACAGAAAGCGATTACGCCACGCTTGAGCGTGAACACTTCGGCGACCCGGACAAGCGCACTGGAATCTACGCCGAGCGCGCCGCAGATGCGCAGCAGGTGGGTGGTCGATTGTTGGGCTGGGATGACGCTTGTGTCGTTTTGAATAGTTGGCTCGATAAGAGCGGGGCATCGTTCGATGACCAATGCGATTTGTATTGCCAACTCGCCGCCCTCACGTCTCCCGCGAAGGTGGGCGGCGACCGAGACGCCATCGCCGAACTTATCGGACGTCTCGAAGCTAAGTACGGCATGGAATTCACCGTCACCAAACGTACCGGCGAGAAAACCCATCACGTTGGCTTTGATAGGCATCCGCTGATCGGAAGGGCCGTCGACTATCTGCGCGCCGCGATCACGTCGCCCGCGAAGGTGGGCGGGGATGAGCGGGAGGCCGAGTTAAATTCGTTGGCACATCAATTGAACGCAAGCAACGAGCGTAACGGTCGGTTACGCGAAGCGCTAAAACTCTGTTCTGCTGAGTTGTTCGCAAACTGCGCTGATAGTCCACGCGCAATGTCTTATGTCACGGAAGCACGCGCGGCTTTGGATGCGGATGGTTATGCCCGTGCCGCGCTGTCGGCGGATGGCGGGGATCGCAAGGATGCGGAGCGGTATCGCGTGGCCCGCAGAAATATTAGCCCCGGTCAACTTTCTCGCAACATGGGGCTTAGCTCTCCTAAAGTCGGCTTTGATCCGGGGGCATCGGCGAAATGCGTTGACGCAATATGCGACGCCGCCCTTGGTATAAAAAGCGACGCCGATTCAGACTATCCAGACCTCTATCGTTGGCTTCGCGACGAGCACATCGGAGACGCCCCTGAGTCGATCAATCTAGCACCAGCGAAAACTCCCGGCCTTGATGCAGCAATCCGCGCCGCCATTGCCGCCAAGCAATCCCACCAGGGGGACGAGCAATGAGCCTGTCATTCGAAGTAGCCAATCGATTGCTCTCTTACGACCCGGAAACCGGCGTAATCACGCGCAAGAAAGTCAGACCGGGAAAGGTCGCCACGCACGTGGCACCTTGCGGACATCTCTACGTCTCGTGCGCCGACAAAACTTACCGAGCCCATAGGGTCGCGTGGCTTTTGTATTACGGAGAAGAGCCGAACGGCATCCTAGACCACATCGACATGGATAAGCAGAACAACCGTATCGATAATCTTCGAATAGTCGGAAACTCGGAGAACGCCATCAACCATCGCATCCACGTGGATAACACCTCTGGATATCGAGGCGTCACTTACAACCGACATGCTCGGAAATGGGAAGCCAAGATCGGGCGTCATGGCGTTACACGCCTTGGGTTTTTTGACACCCCTGAAGAAGCCGCCCATGAATTCAACAAGGCCGCTATTCGACTTCACGGCGAATATGCGGTTCTCAATCCTGTCTTCGGTTATATCGAAAGCTCAGACCAGATGCGCCCGCGCTCCAACAATCGTCTTGGGTATCGCGGCGTCGTATCCAAGTCGAATGGCCTGTTCGCCGCCGAAATCCGATTGAAGGGCAGAAAAACCCATCTGGGATATTTCAGCACGCCGCAAGAAGCGCATTCGGCATATGCATCGGCGCGGCTGGCGAAACTAGCCTCGCAGGCAGTGGAGGAGCGGAAATCGTGATCCGAGTCGAATCCACCGACCTATTCGGCGAGCGCGTCGTGACCGAGTTCCGAAAGACGCCTGCGCCGAAAGGCTACGCCGCAACGCCGGGTTCTGGCCCCCAAAGCGAGACGTGCAAGTCCTGCGAGCACTCAGTCGGTACCGGCCGCTGCGGGGGGCGCACCTATTGGAAATGCGAACTGCTGCGCCCATTCTGGACTGGAGGCGCAGGCTCCGACATCCTGCTGCGCTCGCCGGCCTGCAAACACTGGCAGGCCGAGCGCGTCGACGGCGCTAAGGAGGCGTGATGTGCAAAGGAACCTTCGTTCATATCGATACTGCCATCGCTCGGCGACGTGACTTTGCGGTTGCGGAATGTGCCGGCGTGGCTTGGATCGGCATCATCTTCGAAAAGCAAATCAAACTGGCACGACCGGTGCAGAAGCGCGATGTCAGCTATTTCGTGCCAGGAAACGCCGCAAAGGCCCGCTCATGAGACAGAACGAGCACACCGAGTGGTTTCCACCTGAAGTGCAACCAGTACATAAAGGTGTCTACGAGAAACAGAACACTTCTACCGGCACCTTGTTTTTCGCATATTGGAACGGCTACTGGGGGCCGGGCGCTCCATTTCCAGAGGTAGCTCATATGTACCGCTGGCAGGTGAGCGTGCGACCTAACTGGCCATGGCGTGGCCTTGCTAAGGAGACGTGATGCTATTCGTCAGGTTGCATCAACTCTATTGGCCCGTCCGGCTTGCCCACGTTAATCAGCTTGTTACGTCGGCGGCACACGGGGCAGATGAAGTAAATGCCGAGGTCGTCAATCGCAGGCTCAATGCCCTCGAATGGGATCTCAAGTCCACATCGCACGCATTTCCACATGGCGACCTCCCGCACTTTCGAGAAATCCTAGCATGAGACAGAACGAGATCATTCTGGGCGACTGCCGGGAGGTTGTATGAAAGGGGCAACCGCACGGAACGCCCACTGGCAGGCGCGAACCGGCTCATATTCCACGCATGGGTCGCGAACTGGCGCAAATCTGCTTGGCTGGGACATAGGGACAACCGAGCAAATGACCCCAGAACAGGAACGGGATGCGTTGGTCGCGGTTGTAAAAAGAGTGCACGAAAAACTTCGAGACAGAACGATTAGTAAGCAGGAGAGGCGGACTCTTGGACAACAGCAATTTGAGTTAAACAAGCGCATCAATGCTATTCGTCCTGCCATGAAGTGCAAAGGAATCGAGCCATTTTTGCTTGATGTGTTCAGGGAAAAACTGTCTAGAGCCGAATGGGATGCTGCGATGAAGGAAGCGAAACGCAGGCATGCCGCGCAACAGCAGGAAATAGCATGACCACCCACCCGGCCACGGCAAAAAGAAGCCCACGGCATTGCGCGGGCTGAGATCCGATCACCAGGGGCATTTCGGCTTACGGTCATTACAAGCTACACCATCTTTTTGACGGCCATGACTAGAGAATACCCGAACGGCTCGATATCAAGCGACCGCTTTACTGAATGAACGAAGCACTGAAAGAGATTCTGCGGGTTACTGCGAGAGATTGGGAGATACGATGATGGAACCAACCGACGTGAAAGAACTGCTGCCGCGCATCGACGCGCTCATTGTGCAATTGTCGCGCCCGCAAATCAGCCTCGAAAATACCCTGTGGGACGTCGAGGGCATTGCCGATTGGCTTCACCTCTCCGGGTCCACGGTAAAGCAGCGTGTTGTCTGCCAGCCCGGATTCCCGAAGCCAGTACAGCCGGGGGGCTCGAAGAACTCGCAGCCGCGCTGGTTCGCTGCCGAGGTGATCGCCTGGGCACGAGAGAACCGCGGAACGCTGCCGAGCGGCCGGCGCAGCCGTGCAAAGGCCGCTTAATCGAGGCGGCTGGCTATCGCGCTGGCCGTCTCGTTGTAGTAGACCATCAATGTGCGCGGATCTCGGGTGCCTACCATTCGAGATAGCGCCAGAATGTCGAGCTTCTTCGACAGGCTCGTGATTGCCTGGTGCCGGCTATCGTGGAATGTGAGCCCTTCGATTCCTGCTTTGGCCACCGCTCGGCGCCAAAGCGTATCGGCCGTCCCCGGGTTCACTGGAAAGCACCTATTCTCGCCTTTTACTTTCGGCAATTTCTCTATGAGTTCGCATGCCCGCTTCGACAACGGGACATCGCGCGCGTCGCCGTTCTTCGTCTTGTCCAGGTGAAGGAACCGTTTGCTGACATGAACGCGTCCCCACACCAGCCCCAATATCTCGCCTCGACGCATTGCAGTCTCGATCGCCAGTTGAAACGCGACGGCGATGTATTGCTGTGCCGTTTCAACAGGTGCGTCATCGTCATATCCCAAATGCTTGAGGATCGCGTTTCGCTCTTCGAGCGAGATCAACCTATCGCGTGACTTGGGATTTTTCGGGCGCCGCACTTCATGTACCGGGTTTGAGGGAATCCACTTCCAATCCGTATGGGCGGCCTCGAATACCGCCGAAAGCAGGTTCAAGTCACGGTTCACGGTTGACGTCTTCACCTCGGACAGACGATCGTCTGTCCACGACTTAATGTGCTCGGCCTTGACCTTGTGGATTAACTCGCCAACGAATGACAACTGATTTTTGAGAAAAGCAATCCGTGTCACGTTCCAGCCGTGCTTTGCTTTGGTCGGGGAAACTTCCAAAAGGTATTGGTCGAATGCATCTGCCAGAGTCTTCCCGGACTTGGTATAGTGCCGGTGCTGGCCATGCAT